GACAATTCCGTCTTCCATGCCCATTTGTTCAGCAATAGAAATTAACTCCCCATCACTTAAATCCTCTAACTTAGTATTCTCATCATATACCTCATCAGTTTTCATTTCTAAACCTCCTTAATATGTTTCAAATTGTTTCCTTTACAATTAGGACAAATAGTTATCCATTTAGAATTCATCTTTTTAGCCCCCCCTATTACCGAAGTATTTACCTTCATCATCTGTAATAACTTCACCTTTTTCACAAATATAGATACCATTAAACTGACATCCTTGTTCAAAGTATGTTAATCTGAAGTTCAATTTAGGAAACTTCTTACTCATAGCCTTGATTACAGGAATACAGGGTCCCCAAGCGCATCTAAAAGTATACATAATTTCTCTCTGATAACTTTCAACTAATTCGGCTTCATAAATCCCCCATTTAGTTCCCCAGTTATTGATACACCATTCATATCCACCAGCGTTATATCCATCTTTCATTTTCCAAGTAGGATTAGGATTTGCTTCATCCCATTTTTTCTTTTCTGCTTTAGACATTTTGTCGTAGTTTGATTCTTTCAGTTTCTTTTGAAACCTTTTAGAAGCTCTTTCAACTTTTTTGTCTAAATCTTTATACTTCTTAGGGTAAGGAATAAACTTATCAGCGTCTAAAACTGCTGTTTCCTCTCCTTTTTTATATCTAGACCTAGCAAAACTCATAAACCTTTTTAATTCAGTTCTAGAACCTTGTATTTCTAAATCACATTCACAATGATTTGGCATTTTATTTACCTCCTATTTTCTTATCATTAAAACATTTAACAGAGAACATTTCATCTCCTTTTTCATCAAATATTTCAATTGTTTTTGTATAAAACACTCTCCCACTATCGAGAGTATGTTTTTCATTAGTCACTTTAATCTTGTTTACATCGTGTATAGTTAATCTATTCATTCTAATACCTCCGGGAAATTCCAACTAACAATTTCCTTAATTATATATGCTTCATTACCAGTTACTTTGGTTGAAGCACCATCATACCAATCTAAATACCAAAACTCTACATCTCCATTTTCGTAAATTCTGAATTCCTCACTTGGACCACCATAACTTAATTGGTATCTCCAATATGAAGCCTTTTGATCCCTAAAGGTATCAGCCTCTACAAAGTCCATACATAGCCCATATTCGTTCAAATAACCTAAATCCTCTACATAGTTATCCTTTGCTTCAAACAGGGTTTTAATGTCCTTTATTCTGCTTCTAAAAGCATTTTCCACTTTTTCACTACATTTACTCATTTTAAACCTCCATACCATTTAATAGGTATAATCCTGAATCACAGATATTTCTATATCTTATCCATAATCTAATTGATTCAATATCTGTCAATTGTATTGTAAATATCTTATTAATTTTTTCCTCATTATTATTAGAAATTATTTCATAATAATCTGGTTTATCTACTTCCTCAAATCCTTTCTCTTTTTGAAGTCGTTTTATTGACTTTTGAGTATATTTATCTAATTTTTCAAATCTGTTTTTGAAATCTGATATTTTAATATACCCTTCTTTTACTCCAAACTCTTTAAAGAAATTACTTATTGGTTCAGCTTCTTTAATAGTTCCTCTCCAACTTTTTAAGTAATTTTCTGGTGTTGTGCTTCTACCATTTGGTTGTAGTCCACCACCTTCACAATATCCAGCCCATTTACATACTCGTTGAATAATAGAATATTCCCACCCATAAGCATAAAACTGCCATTCTCTTGCTCTTTTATTGCTACAAGTGTCATATACATTATTACTTCCGATTAAATGCACTGCTAAGAGATTTGGTGTATATCCATCTTTTTCTTCAATTACATATACTTTTCTTTTGTATTCTATATCATAACTCATTCTTTTTCACCTATTGTTTCAATATACTTTAAACTATACCATTCCTGGCTTGTTTGTTTGCATTCATTACAATACAAATCATAACTCCCATCATTATCACAAAACTCAAAACTTCCATACTCAACATCCTCACTTCCACAATAAGGACATTTACCTGCTTCGTGTCCAATTATTTCAACCATTTTTTCCTCCCTAAATTATTCCCATTTGACTTAATGGGCTATCTGGATGGTCTGGTTCAACTCTCCGACCATCTGGTAGTGTGATTACTGAATCCATACACATATGTTTAAGTTCTTTATTAGAAATTATTTCATTTCCTTTTAAATCTCTTAATGTGTATCCTTCATCACTTACAAACTTAGTGTCGACTTCAACTTTTAAATCAGAGAAAAATCCCCACTTATCAAATTCTGCTTGTAATTCTTTTGCAGTTTCTTTATCTACATATTTTTCTACGAATTGAATTACTTCCTCGAATTCATCAAAGGTAGAACCCCAAATTCCATCACCATCTCTGTAACTATACACTTCAAATTTAGGATCCATATACCTTAATTCAAAAGGTGTAAACCATTCATCGCAGGTTTTATCTTTTAATTCGCATTTAATTTTCATCTTTTATCTCCATATCACATACAAATCCTTTTTGTGCTAGAAAGTTTTTAATGTCTCCTCCAATTGAATTAACTTCTTGATAACTAGCACCAAACCTTACAACTTCTTTTTCATAAAAACTTACTCGCTCTAAATTTCTTATTTCTATTGTATTCATTTTAATTCCTCCAATCTTTACAACATCTTTGACTAATATAGTAATAATTATACCTATCGCATAAACGATATTCTTTAAGCATCTCTTTAGTTTCTTTATATGTTGTGAACTCGTCTACTGTTTCAGTTTCCCCTTGAGGTGTTTTCATGTTTATAAATTTCATTTTATCAACCTCAATTTGAGAGCGTGGTTTAATCTCTCTAGTAATTTAACTGCTTTTAGAATTTCATACTCTTCTAAGTGGTTTCCGTCAATTAATTGTTCTAATACATAAAAATCTTCCTTATTCATTTTATACCTCTCATAATAAATTCATTCTGCCACCAATTTATTTTCACTTAGATAATAACTCAAATCCTCTAAGTGACTTCTAACACAGTCTTTATCTTTCATTGCTACACCTTCAATAATCATAGAACACAAATGTTCTACTGCTATTATGTTTTTATTTGTTTTAGTCATTTTAATACTCCCCTTTGAGCAAGAATGTATGCCCACCGGTTTCATTTCTGGCTATATAGAAACTAAATTCCTTAATAGGAAAATCTGTATAGCCATACTTTTTAGTATGTAATACATTTTCGTTTCCATCGGTTAACTCTACATTTGCTGATTTGTCGTCATTTACCTTTATCTTTAACACAATAAAGTCCTCTTTCTTTAACTTATCTGTCATTGAGATTTCAATCGCATAATCACTGATTAACCAGTGGCAATTTGCTTTCTCAATCAAATACATAATTCCTTCGGTTGCTATACAATTACTTAGACTTATTCTAGTAAATGTAGCACTTCCATAGAATTGTTTTAATTCTTGTTCTAAATCCATTTTAAACCTCCAAGTCTAATTTTAAACCTTCAATAAAGTTACTAAATTCTTTCTTAGAATTGAAAGTTTTTAGCTCTCCTTTACTATCTAACTTGTTGTCGTCACCAACACACAAGAAAAACTCGCCTATATTCTTTTGTTTACTCATTTTGTATACCTCACATTATCTGTTCTTTCGTCTAACTCTACACCAATCACTGTATGTTCGTTGTCTTTCACACTCACAATTCCGTTAACTAATCTAACAGAACAAGTTCCACACATTCCAATTAACACTTTATTTACCTCGCTCTTTAATACCAGCTTGAATTGCCAGTTGTTCTTTACTTTGCTTTATACACTTCGCCATTGCTTTTGCTCTTTCTACCTCTACATCATCGCTGGGTTCTATTTCAAGTTTAATTCCACTTGTAATAGTGTTATAACACGCAGAGAGTTTAGCCTCTACATATATTTCTTTTACTTTACTCATCTTGTTCCTCATCTCTTAATGTTATTGAACAAGGATAATTTCCATCCTCATAATAACAAGTTTCACAAAACTTTCCTTTACATCTCAAACTCATAGTGTTACCTCCATAGGTTTAACATTACCACTCGCAGTCACTTCAACTTCATAAAAGGAGACATATTTATCTCCTAGTTCATATTTGCTATACAAATACTTAGAAACCATATTGTTCCACCTCGCCATAATACTCTAATATGTCTTTATCCCTTTGACTTAGGTTCAGACCGATAAACTTCGCATCTCTAATCTCGTCTAACTCAGCTTTGGTTATATTCCACATAGGATTTTCATCCTTCATTTGTCTCTTAAAAGAAACCATTTTGCCACCTCTGTAGCCTTAATATCTTTCAACTCTACGCCAAATCCCATTTTAATCTTTAATGGGATTATTAAATTTACATCTAGATCGTCTAAGATGTTTTCCTAAATTGTTCCCTATATAAGAACACTTTGGGCATTTATCCATTTTGCCACCTCCGTAGCCTTAATATCTTTCAACTCTACGCCACACTTCATCGTCATTTGTCTAGATGAAAACAATTTTGGCAATAAAAACCTTTACCAAAACTAGGATCCCCACATTCGGGGCATTTAAATTCAGTCATTTTGCACCTCCATGCAATTAGTCTGTGATAGAATCCGTCTATCTCGTCAGTACAATCGCTGTTTAAATTCAGCGAAAGATTCTGGGGCAGAGTCTATGCCCTGAAGTTCAATATGCCTTTCGACATATATTGAATATTGATCCAGAATAAAATCGTTGGTATATTCCATTTTTACCTCCATATATTATATTTACCATATTTTCACCACTTTATCTTTAAAAGGGATATTAATAGAATTTTCTCCATACATTTTATCAATCCATCTGTGAAATCTATAATCTTTAAATCCACCTTTACTCCAATAAAAGTCCTGAGAATTAAGATATTCATTTAATAAAGTTCCATCATCATTCTCAATTAACCAATTAACTATATCCATCATTTTGGCACCTCCAATTTGCCCTTAATCATTTTTTTGAGCCCCCTACTTTTCAGTGTGGGTTTTCGTATACTAGTTTCCATAGTTCCATTTTCTAATGATTTGGTCGGTTTCATCATCATAATAGTATTTATGGGTTTTTGTATTTCCAATAAATTCCATCATTTTTTTTGACCTCCTTTTCCTTTGGGTATTTAAACCCATTAAGGAACATAAAAGGAAAGGTTGTAGATAATCATACAACCCCCAAAAAGAAAAAATAACCAGTCAGTAAGGGCGAACCTTATACTTCTGATTAGTTTGTATATGCCGATGTTCTGGCATAGGCGAGACAACTCGCTAAAGTTACTAATGGCTTTGGCTTTCACCCAATAGGGCTTATACCAGCCGTCTTTTAGTTATCCCCTCACAACTTCTTGAAGACTTTCATCCGAATGATTTGGTCGGTTTATCCCCCCGATTTTATATGTATTTTATTGCCTTCCTTCGATAAACTGAAGTTCGATAAACTGAAGTAATCACTATGGTTTAAAACCATCCCCTACCCACTCCGTATGCTGTGGGAGTTCCGGTCAAAAACACTGCGGGTAAACTTGATGACAATAACCATCAATATCCGTCGGGGTTTTTTGAGCCCTCGTTGTTCGGTTTGTTTTCTTAACTTCTTAACCAATTTCGATGCTAAAAAGTTCATCTGGAATTCTTACCGATTTTCTGGATTTCATCCCTTGTCCGATGTTTTTCTGGTTTTCTCATAACTTACTCGCATAGTGTCGCAGAGGTTAATCATCGAAAACTCTTATTTATATTGTATCCTTTTTTTGAAAGTTTTTTTAATTGTGATTTTTTTAAACTTGGTGTAGATAATTTTTCTACTTGGTTTTTATAATATGTAGCATTTTTAGGTTCTTTTCTTTGTTGCCTTGTTGGTATTTCTTGCCTTTTTTGTGCTGTTTTTATACTATATTGTGTTTCTTGGGTTAATCTGTTGTCGTTATAAAAATATTCTAATCTTTGACAATTTTTTAATAATTTGGAATATTGTCGCCTGACATCTTTTTCTTTTTTAAAGGGGATTTTATATATACCTCTCTTGTTTAAAGTTCTGTATTTTTTAGGTTTTAAAAATATAGTTCCACTTTTTAAACTTATATTTTTACTTTTATTTAATGCTTTATTCATTTTTAAAAGTTTTATTTTTCTGGCATTCCATCGTATAGGGTTTTCGCCTTTTAAAACTTTTTCATTCTTACTATTATTGTTTTTTTCCATATAATTAGAAAGCAAACAATCTTTATAAATGTTTCTATTCTCACTATTTAGGTTTCTCGACGAGGATTTAACTAATAGTCATGTAGAAAAATTATTTGGTCAATTTTTTAAAATCGGGTTTTTGAAAAAAAAAATTTAAAAAAAATTTTCAATTTCCTTTTTTTATAAAAGAAGTTGAATCAATAGAATTAGGTGTTATTTTGAATTCGTTGCTTGTTATGGCTTTGTGATATTTTCCCCACGCCATTTTGTCAATTTTAACAACTAGTTGAATCTCTTTACGAATATCAGAATTAATAGTTTTAGAAGTAAGATGATTAAGCACCTTACTTACTTCCAGGCTTTTAGAATCATAACTTATTCGATATTTTTTGAATTCCAGTTGATCTGCCCATTTAGAAATCCAAGTATCTCCATACCATACTCGTAAATCTGAAGGAATTAAAGGAACTTCATCAAGTACAGGCTTAGTCATTGCAAAAAAACAACCAATCATTGATTCACATTCTTCATGTTTAAATCCTAAATTTCTAAATTTTTGAGTAAGTTTTTTAACTCGTTTATAATCCGTACTTAGTATCATTTTTTGGTTTGTATAGATTTCTTTAATATAATCAATTAACTCTGGAGGAAATGTAATATCATTATTTGCAATAATTAAAATATCTACATCTTCTTTCCTTGCTCGTTTTATAAATTCGTTCCAAACAGGATTAACATATTCATTTTCCTCAGATCTGGTTATATCTATCTTTTTATGTGAAGAATGTATAGGTGGATTAGAACCATTATCATGAATCCATACTTCATCAATAGATTTAGCATTAATACAGCTCTTAAGAAACTCTTTAGTAACTTTATGTTGGTTGTATACAGGACATGCTAGTACCAATTTTTTGGCGCGTTTGGTTTCTCCGAAACCATCAAATATCATATTTATCACTCCATTCGTGTTTTAAGTTTGGTCTACTAAATATACAGTTTGGTATACTTACAAATCTTTCTAAAATCGCTTGATGTTTTAATCCTTCTGCGACAGAATAAGGAAAACTTTGGTTTCCTATAAATAATTTTGATCCTTTGATTACTTGTGCTAGTTCTAAGAAATTAGATACTGGATAAAAAGGAACATTTCCATTATCTTGTTTAAATCGTTCCCACTCTCCTTCTAATCCAACAAAAGAAATATTCCCAATGTATTTTATTAAAATATCCCCCCAAGGAAATTTATAATCATTATATCTAGGACTACGATGGATTACAACATCTGCAATATATTTTGGTTTAATATTACTTAACCACGCTTTGTTTTTTTCTTTTTCTTTTAATCCGAAAGTCCAAAGGTGTACATCTGCTAAATTATTTTTACCTACTTTTCTTTCATATTTTACCCTAAATTGATCTAAGTCATAATCTACGGGTAGTTTATTATCCCATACTTTAACTTCTTTTATATAATCTTGTGCTTCAAGTAAGGGTTTTAACATTTTTATTGTTTCTAAATTTAATCTCGTTGGTATTCCAGGTATTCTTTTTTCTAATGGATTCCCTGGATTTAAATAAAGAATCCCTCCACCTAATTTTCTAACAGTAGGTAAAGAATACATAATATCTCCCAAATCTCCCGAGTGTTTAAATGTTTTCATTTTAATTTTTTTACTTTCATTAAATTAGGCCTATCAAAAATACAATTTGGTACTTTTGGATAAACTTCTAATATTGCTTTTTTCTTAAGTCCTTCTGCTATTGCATAAGGGGAACTTTGATTACCAACAAAAAGTTCAGCACCTTCTATTACTCTTGCTAATTCTAGAAAATCTTTTACTTTATAATACTTTACTTTTCCAACTTTTTTTTGAAACTTTTCCCACTCACTAGGCAACCCAACGAATACTGCATCTTTATGATATTTTTTCCAAATAGTTTTCCAATTAAAATCTTTATTATGGTTTCTGGAACTCCTAGAAAAAATTACTTTTGCTACTTTCTTTGGTTTTACAGATAACCATTTTTTTGTTTCGTCATATTTTGGTAAATTAAAACATCTCATGTGATTTTCTACTAAATTTCTAATACCTCTTATTACATTATATCTAATTGTAAAATCATAATCTACTTCTTCCCCATCCCAAATTTTAACTTCTTTAATGTAGTCTTGTGAATCAAGCAAAGGTTTTAATAATTTAATCTGAGGTTCTCTTAATTTAGATAACATACACATTTTCATAAAAAATCCACCATCACATCTTTCAATAAGCCCTTTATCTAAATACAGAATCCCACCACCAAGTTTTTTGATTGCAGGGAGCGAATAAATTACATCCCCCATATCCCCAGAGTGTTTAAAGGTTTTAATCGACATCGTAATCCCAATGATCTCCTGCTATTCTATGCTTACATTGAATATCAGTATCACAATAAACCTCTTTTGATTGATTACAAAAATAAATATCTTCTCCAAGTGTTACTCTACCTTTTTCATTTCTAATTACTTTAAATTCTTTATTAAATAATTTTTTTGAAATTAATGTACATCCCATACCAACTCTTTCTACTTTAACTAATCCAGTTTCAATTTTATCTACAGGCATAGATTTACCATCTTCCATCCAAGCATTTGGAATTGGAAAATCAGTATTAGAATCTAATACCCAAACGATTGCAGAAACAATATCTTTTTTATGAACTAATAATTTTTGAATTATATCTGGAGGAACTAACACATCAGCATCAATAAATAAAATATAATCATAGTTTTTTTCAATAGCATATTTTAATGCTAAATTTCTTGCTTTAGTAATTCTATCGAATGCTCGTTCTAAATAAAAATTAGTATAATTAAATTCAGTAGTAATATAAATTCCATTTTTAGAATTATCTAAAACTAAAATTTCTTTATTTTTATAAGAAATATTATTTAAAGATTCTGTAACTTCTTCCCAACAATGCTCTTTCTTTTCATTAATAGGCACAGCGATTAAAACAGATTCCATGAGTATTTTATAGAGTGGTAATATTTAAATGTTTCTATTGATAATCTATATATAATAGAAAGATTTATATAACATCTTCATATTATAATATGTTATGGTAATAAAAAATATATTAATTTACAAAGAAGAAATAGATTTTGGAATGGATATAGATTATTTATATGATCCCAATACAGATAAATATGAATTAGTTTATGTCGATTACATAAAAGGAGAAGATTTAATAGGGGTTGAGTTTAAATGATACAAAAGAAAATAACTAAAAATTTAAATGATAAAGTAAACGATTGGGTAGACAATGCAATCTATCAGGAAGATAGAAAAAGGGTTCAAGAAAGATTTTATTGTAGTGCTATGGGAATGTGTCCTAGAAAGTTATATTTTATGCAATTAAATCCTAAACCTATTACTAAAGAACTAAGAAGAATATTTGAATTAGGAAATATTATTCATGAATTTATTGAAAGAGTGTTTAAGGATGCTGAAGGGGTTACTTTATTAGATTCTGAAAGAAGTCTTATAATTGCTAAACCTGGAAGCCCAGTTGTATTGGCTGGTAGACTTGACAATTTTATCTTAGTTCAAGATACAGATGAAGAAATAATTGTTGAAGTAAAAAGTATAAAATCTTTTAAATATTTAACAAAACCAAAACCAGAACACATTATGCAATTAATGCCTTATTTAAAAGCAATGAATTTAAAGAAAGGTGCTTTAGTTTATGTTAATAAAATGGATCTGGCTGTGAAGGTATTTGAAATTGATTATGATGAAGATTTAGTGATTAAAGCATTTGATAAGGCAGAAATGATTTATAATGCAATAGTTAATAAAACACCACCAGAAAAAATAAAACTTGCAGAAAGATGGCAATGTTCTTACTGTGATTATGAACTTGAATGTGGAGAGGTAGAAGAAACTCATGAAAAAAGTAATACCATATAATTATGTGGAAGACGAAAAGATAGAAGATTTTAGTAAAGCCTTTAAAACATTATTTGGGGATTCTGTAGATATTTTAGTAAAAAATGTTAGAGTTGGTGGTGACTCTAGCATAGTTTATGTTCCTAAAAAATATGCAGATAAAGTAGTTACTATTATCGTTTGGAAAGACAAAGAAAAATATTACGAGATGGAGGATTAAATTGGAAGAAACATATAGTTCTATGAAAGAACACAACTATAAATTGAAAGTTAAGAAAAGTGTTAAGGGTACCATAAGTTGGTCTTATACAGTTTCTGCAGATACTATTGACACACTTAAAGCTAGAAATGAAGCGGTAAAAACTTATATTCAAGAATCTGTAGAATGAGGGCTCTTTCAGAGATTTTGGAAGGAGAAGAATATGATGTTTTTATAATGAAGGGGGCCATTAGCCCAATTTATTGGATTTCTCATGTTTTCGGGTATAAATTAAAACCTTTTCATAAGGACTGGTTAAACTTAATTAGCAAAAATAGATTTCTAAACATTACGTCGTTCCGAGGTAGTGGTAAAACTGCACTTTTAGCAATTGCTTATCCACTTTGGTTAGCTTGGTATAAACATAATCAAGATTTTTTAATAGTTTCTAGTTCTTATAAACACTCTTTAAGAATAATGAGTTTGATTAAAGAAGAAATTAGAGAAAACGAATTGTTAAATCAATTAAGGCCAGATGATAGAAAGACTTGGAAGGCAGATGAAATAATTACTAATACTAAATCTAAAATTTATTGTAGGGCATATAATGAAAATATCGCGGGGGTTAGAACAGATTATGTTCTTTGTGATGAAGCTAGTAAATTTGTGGACAATAATATTTTTCATAGAATTATTGAACCAACTGCAGACCTTAGAAAAGGAACTATAGTAACTATTGGAACTCCTGAAAGTAATGTGGACCTTTTAAGTGAACTTTCTACAAATTCTTCTTATACTTCACAAACAATTAAAATTATAGAAGATGGAAAAAGTACATGGCCAGAAAAATATTCTGTAAAAGAAATTAAAAACATTAGGCAAAGAATTGGTGAACACGCTTTTCAATCTGAGTATCTATGTAATCCACAAGCACAGGCAGAGAATGCATTATATCCAGCAGATGTTCTTTCAGAATGTTTTGATATTAAAAGAAAATTTACTTCACAGAAATTAACAAGTGAGGGTAGTTTTAGAGTTTTAGCAGCAGACTTCGCAATAGCACAAGGTCCAAGAGCAGATTTTGATGCTTACACAGTAGTTGAAAAAGTAAAAGGAAAAATACATATTAAGCATGGAGAAAGACATAAAGGTTTTCCTAAAACTGCAAAAGTTAGAAGATTAAAAGAATTGTTTGAACAATTTGATTGTGATACTATTATAGTAGATCCGACAGGAATTGGTGCGTCTGTTAAGGAAGATTTAAAGAATCAATTTTTTCCAGTACAAGAACAAGCATTCCATTCTATTGCTAGGTCTCAATTATTAATGACATTAAGAGTTGCAATGGATGATGGACTTTTAATCATCCCAAGAGATCCGAACGATGCATTAACCCTTACTTATACAAATACATTAGTTACAGAACTTTTAGGCTTTAAAGAATCTACTTCAGAAAGGACAGGGAATAGATCTTATCTTTCAACTGCGCCACATGATGATACTGCAATTTCTTTAGCGATGGCTGTTAAAGCTTGTTCAGAAAAGAGAACTTTTATAGATTTTGTGGCAATATGATAGAAAGATTTATATAGTTTTGAGGTTTATAAATAAATATATTGCTGGGCTCCTAATATGAATATTAAAAATATATCTAATTTTATAAAGAAAGAAAACATTCTTGATTACATTTCTTTTATTAGGCAATTTATAATAACTATTTTAATATATGGAATTTTAGTTTCATTTGTTTTAAAATATTTGATAGAAATCCCCATAACTTTTGGGGGTATATTTAGTTATGGATTTTTAATTTATTTTTTAAAATATGAAGTTCCAATAATTATAAAAGCGAGTATTCCAGATAAAAGGAGGTAGAAATAATGCAAACAATTACACAGGCTCTTTTTGGTGGTAAAATTTCAAAAATACTATCCAAACCCGTAAATGGTGAAACAGGTGAGCCAGAATCTATCAAAAGTACACCAACAGTAAAAAGAATTAATAAATATGAACTTGAATTAACATATATGAAAAATCCTTTAATTTTTAATTCTATAAATAAAATAGTTCAAACAATTATGTCGGCTAGTTATCATTTAGTTTGTAAAGACGAAAAAGTAAAAGAATACTTTGAAAATTTTATAGAAGAACTAGGAAAATCTGGCACAGATATTACTTGGGAGGAATTACTTTCTCAAATATTTAAAGATCAATGTATCTATGGAGATGCATGGATAGAAAATGTTTATAATAAAAAGGGAAACAAAATAGTAGATTGGGATATAATAAATGCCAATACTATGGACTATGCTAAAGATGGGGAAGGAAATATTTTATTAGATGATATGGGGAGAGTGCTTGGATATACTCAAACTTTACCAGCAAATGTAAGAATTTCTGAAAATATTCTTAAAAGGAGCATAGCAAAAAAACCTAAATTATGTGTATTACCAGATAATGCTATTTTTATTGAAAAAGACAGAGTGGCCCAATTAAAATTATATTGTATTGGAGATGGATTTTATCCAGTAGGACTTATAGCACCCATTTATCAAACTTCATTAAGAAAGATGAATATGGAATATGCCCTTTCTAATGCTATTTACAAACACGGATTTCCAATAGTTCATGCTAGTTTAGGAGATTTAAACCACGAACCAACACCTCAACAAATACAAAGTATGCTTGAAAAGTTAAAAAATATTAATTTTAAGCAAGAAATAGCTACGCCATATTATTATGATCTAAAAATATTGGAAAGTAGTAGAACGACATCATTAAGAGAAAATTTAGAATACTTCAAAGAAGCAGAAATAACTGGATTGGGAATACCAGAAACTTATGCTACTGGCGTTGGGGGCGACACCAATAGGGCAGTATTAGATTCCCAGGCAGCATTATTTCAATTAACCCTTAGAGATATTATAGAAAAAACAACTTCTGCAATAAGGAGATATATGTTTGCACCAATTTGTAAATTAGAAGGCTTTGATGAAGTTCCAAAATTAGATTGGGATATTATAGGCATTGATGAAGTTGAGAAAAAAGCAGGTAGGATAGTTAGTTATGTTAAAGAAGGAATATTGGCTCCAGATGAAAAATTAAAAAAATTAATTACAGAGATAGAACATTTGGGTCCAGATTTTGATTTACCCCCAATAGAAAAAGGTGACACAGAAAAAGAAGAAAAATAAAGAGGTAGATATGGAAGAAATAATTTTAGGCCCGAAGGTTAATAAGAAAGTCACAGAGACTCTTAATTTGGATAAGAAGACACAACTTTTAAAAGAAAATTTAGATATTTTGATGTTAGATCACTCTAGGGCAAAGAAGTTCTGGGATGGTGAGTTAAAGATTTATTTATCAGATAGGATAGATAAAAGAATCTTAAATAAATTATTATATATTGTTTCTGACGATTTATGTTATGGAGTTGCTAAATTAGTTTATCCATGTAAAATAAATAAATTTTATGCTAAAGAAAATAATTTAGTTGATGAAGAATTGTTTAATAAATGGTGGCCACATAAGGAAGTTCTTTATACTTATAAAATAAAATCAATTAAAAGATTTGCTAAACCTTTTGAAGTAACTGTAAGCGATGATAAGATTACTCATACAGCAGAAGGAGTTTCTTTTGAATTAAGAGAAGATGTAAAGGAAGAAGAAGTAACTTTTCCAGAATCTTTTACACCCATGAAGTATTCCCAAAAATTTAAAGATACTTCAAAATTATTAGACCATTTATTTGAAAAAACAGAGAAATATGTAATAGAAAAAATGCATGGGGGAATAAGAGTTATCCTTATGAAATTTGGGGAAAAAGTTAAAATATTAATGGGCGAACAAGATATAACTTCAAATTTTCCAAAAATTATTGAGAATTCTAAAACATTAAGTAGCGGGGATTTTATATTAGATGGAAATATTATAAATAATATTTTGTATTGTTATGACTGTTTATATCTAAATGAATCTATAGAAGAATTATCTTGGGGAGAAAGGAAATCAAAATTACATAGTTTCCAATTCACTAAAAACATAAAAGAAGTAAATAGCACAATTATAGAAAATAAAAAAGATGCTGAAATTGAAATTAAGTTAAGAAACCTAACTGATGGTGGAATAATAATTAAAAGATACAATAGTAAATATTCTAAAAATGAAAAAAGTGTAGATTGGATCACAGTAGAACAAGAAGAAGGTGGGCCAACTACTTCCGGAACTACAGGAATTGATAAAGTTGTTGGAAAAAAGATTAAGTATAAACCTAAAAAGAAAAAGAAGAAAGAAATGAGCGCAAACAATCAAAGATATTTTTCTAAATGGAGCCCAACAATGGCATATTATACAGGATTTATAACTGCGGATAGTCATATTGGTATAAAAGAAAATGTTATTGATATTATTGTATCTACAGAAGATAGGTCTGTAATAGAGGGTTTAGCAAAACAATTAGGTGGTGTTGATATTAAATCTAAAAAAGGTGGTTTATTACAACTTAGATGGTATTCTGAGGAAACTATGAAGGATTTAAAAAGATTAGGAATTGCAGGAGATAAAGAAAAAAGAAAAATAAGTGTTCCATCTCAGTATACTTGGGATTTTATTAGGGGATATTTTGATGGTGATGGAAATGTTAGTAAATCCGAACAAAAATTACAATTAGATAATGGTATTGCTAGTATTCAAAAGTGGGTATTTCAAAAATTTAAAGGAATTGCAGGAAAAGATGCCCATTTATACAAATATACTAAACATTGGAAAGTGCCACAATATAAAATTGTAGTATTAAATGATGGTGCTAAGAAAGTACATAGAAAAATCTATTCTAGACAACCATATTTAAAAAGAAAAACTGCGAAGTGGTTAAAATGACTAAGGGAAGAAAGATTGGACAGACAGATGTAACCATGTCAGATGTACAGCAAATCATTGAATTAACTAAAAAAGGTTGTTTTAGATCAGAAATAGCACACTTAACAAAACGATCCAAAGATACAGTTTATAGGTATCAAAAGAAATATAAAATAATCTAATTCTCCACAAGACATATAAATACGAAAATATAAAATTAGATTTAAATAGCTATGTATTTATTTTTAGGAGGTCTTACCATGGAAGACATAAATGAAATTAAACTACCTTATACCATCAAAGATAAAATTTTAATGAGCCCTGGAGTATGGAATGATTTTTACTATTCTGAAGAAGAAATTCAAAAAGCATTTAAAAGTACAGATTGGAATGCAAAAGAAAATAGATCCTTATTCTTAGATCATTTAGATGGTTCTGGGCAAGAAAAGTTTGGAGCATTATCATGGGTAGGGGAAATAACCAACCCAAAAATTAAAAATGGTGTTTTAACAGGTGATTTAGTAATAATAGATAAAAATTTAGCACAAAAATTAGAATATGGTGCTAAAATGGGTATTTCTCCAAAAGTAACTGGAGAAACAGACGAAGCAGAATCTGTTATGCAAAATTTTCTATTTGATAATTTTAGTGTAGTCATCAATCCAGCAGTAAAAACAGCATATATTAATTTAAGTGAGATGGCAAAGATTACAGATTTTGAAACAAAAAGGAAAAGTATGGGGTGGTCAGTTAGTGAATTTTATGCTATACCTAAAGATCCACCAAGTTCAAGCAAACTACCTATATTTGATGTAGCTCATGTAAGAAATGCTCTTGCAAGGTTTAATCAAGTAAAGGACATAACTAAAGAAGAAAAAGCAACCGCTTGGAAAAAGATTTTAAAAGCAGCCAAGAAATTTGGAATTAAAGTAACAAAAACACAGGAGGAAATTACAATGGCAGAAGAAGAAGCAGTAGTCGAAGAACCTAAAGAAGAAGTTAAGGAAGAAGTGACTGAAGAAGTTAAAGAAGAACCTAAGGAAGAAGCAACTGAAACTGAAGAAGAAGTTGAAGCTGAAGAAGTTGAAGCTGAAGAAGAAGTTAAAGAAGAAGAACCTAAGGAAGAAGTTGAAGAAGAAGTAACTGAACTTAAGGAAACTGAAACTATTGAAAAAGCTGAGGAAACTCTTTCTCAAAACCTTATTGATCAAATTCGAAAATTAGTTAATGAAATATTAGCTGAAAAAGAAAAAGATAAGGAAGAAGTTAAAGAGAAACCAAAAGAAAAAGACAAAGAAGACGAAGAAGAAGAAAAACCAAAAGTAGAAGAAAAGAAAAAAATGAATGATAATACTGAAGAAGTTGAAAGACTTAAAAAAGAATTATCTGAAGTTAAGAAAAAATTAAACGAACCTGACAAAGTAACTACAAAAGGAGTAACTGCAGAGTTAGGTACAAAAGAGGATGTGGATGTAGCATTCTTAAAACTATTAGGAGGGATATGAAAATGAAACGATCAGTTCAAGAATTAGCAGACGAAGTAACAATACAAACTGCAACTGGTATCTCTACTGTTCAGGGTAAAAGATGGCTTCAAGAAATATTAAAAGCTGCAAAGCAAAAGATGTTTTTCGAACAATTCGCTTATGTATCTGACGCAGGCAAAGGCATCAAAGATGTAGAAGTACCAATAGCAACTAGTAACATAGATTTTACAGACAGTAAAACAGAAGGTCAAGAAAGAACTTTAAGTTATATTGATAACTTAAGCACAGTTACTTTCACACCTACCAGCCATAACTTTGGCGCAGCAGTATCAGCAGAAGTTGTAAGAACTTCACAAGTTGATGTTGTTAGATTCGCAAGAGACCAAATGGCTTATGATATGGCTTTAACCATTGACACAGCATTTGCAACTGAATTAGCAACTGCAACACCAGCAGCAACACTATACGGTGGAGATGCAACAAATACAGCAACTTTAGCAGCAGGCGATGTAATGACACCAGAAATAGTTGCTTCCGCAATTAGAGCTTTAAAAGTTAATGGATGGGTAGGAGAACCAGGAAAACCATTGGTAGCATTTATTTCACCATACCAAGAAGAAGCATTGATGAAAGATTCTCAATTTGTGAATGCATCAGAATATGGTGGAAATGAAATTGTTATGAATGGAGAAATTGGAAGATATTTGGGAGTAAAAATAATCTCTACAAACCAAGTACCAAGTTCATCAACTTGGGGTGCAGGCAGTAATTTAGATGGAAATACATGTTTTGTTCTAAAAGCAAAAGTTTCCTATGGAATTATATATGCACAAAGACCAAAATTAGACTTTGAATACAAGAAAGACGAAGCAGCTCACTATGTATATTTAGATACCGCTTATGATATCGAAAATTTACAAGAAGGTGCAATCGTACACATAAAGGTACTACAAGTATAAATCTTTTAATATTTTTTAAAATATTAAAGGATACAAGGAGATGAGAGAATGACAGCAGATTTTTGTTGGGTTGAATATACTTCACCTACTCAAAGTGCCGAACCTAATCATCTTAATCTTGGAAGTACTAACGCAGTAAATATGACTGCTTATGATTGGCCTATCACTACTGGTACATATTCATATAGTAAATATGTGGCTGGATATTGGTATGGAACATTTAGTTATATTCAAAATTTAAAATTTTGGGTATCCAATTCTTGCGGAGGTTATGTGACTGGAGAAGATTTGAAATGGAGCGGCACAACAACTAGTTATGCCGGTACAGATGCATCTTCTGTAGTAACGCCAACAAACAGTGCAGACGCTTTAGCAAATCAAGACATGGTATGGTCTGAACCAGCAACTAATAATTTAGGTTTCGCAGGCAATAATGCCTCAAATTCATGTTTAGATGCAAGCGGAAAAAGCGATTGGCTTGTTTTACAGGCAAGCATAACTTTATCAGCAACAGAAGCAGTAACCAACACAAAAACATTTACTCTTCAGTATGAAGAAGTTTAAGTAATATATATTTTTTTTATTTTTTTTATTTTTTTGAATAGATTAGGGGGATTGAACAGATGGAAGAATCAAAAAAAGGTATTGGAATAGGTATTATTTCTGGAGACGGTTTAGTCTCTTTAAAATGGATGAAACATTATTCTGCCATTAGGATTACTCCTATCGGTGCAGGATGGCAATATATAACTGTAGAAGGCCTTAGTTATGGTCCAGCTAGAAATGAAGTAGTTAGAAAAGCAAAAGAACGTGGATGTAAATGGCTTTTTTTCTTAGATGATGATGTTTTCTTACCTAACAATGCACTTAGTAAATTATTAAAACAAGATAAAGATATAATTACTGGAATTTATTGGACTAAAACAAAAGAATCAAATCCAGTATTATTTAAAAAACTCGGAGAAGGCCCATATTATGATTTTCCATTAGATTCTGTAGTTGAAGTAGAAGGCGCAGGGATGGGTTGTTGTTTAATAAATATGAGAGTATTTGATGCTTTTGATAAAGCGGGGATTAATTATTTTGTTGAACAAGGAATTCATGTAGATAAAAATGGAAAAGTACATAACTTAAAAGCACCAGGAGAGGATCATTGGTTCTTTTTAAAAGCAAAAGAATTAGGATTTAAAGTATTTGCAGATACTAGTTTGCTTTGTGATCATTATGACCATAAAACTAAAAAAATGTATCCCCAACCTGATGTAGTTCAAGAGATATGCAAAAAAAGATTAATCCAAGAAGGTAGATCTGATATTATAGAAGATTATGATAAAAGGAAAGGATTAGACCCCGATAAGAAAACTATTGTTTTTTACAATGACGGTCCATTTTTTGCAGGGGATGAAATTTATCGTAGGGCCATAGGAGGCTCAGAAAGTGGATTAATAGATGTTGCTAAATTATTAGCTACAGATTATAATGTACATGTATGTTGTAGAAATGATAGGCCAGGCGTTTATGATAATGTATACTATCATCCAATAGAACAATTAGATAATGTATTAAAACAAACTAAGCCAGAATATTTTATTTCTTCAAGATGCCCAGATGTATTTAAAAGAGATTTAAAGAAAATGTTTGGAGTTAAATTTAACATTCTCTGGGGTTCAGATAAATCTGATAGTGTTGCTTGGAAAGATTTAGAAGAAGTTTATGATAACATTGATAGGATAGTACTTTTATCTAATTGGCATAAAAATGATATACGGAAGAAATTTAAATTTGTAAAAGCTAAAAAAGTTAAAAATATCTCTTATTCTGTAGATCCAAAATTATATGAATGTGGTGTACAGAAGAATAAATTTAAGTTAATCTATTGTTCTACACCATTTAGGGGATTAGATGTTGCTTTAAAGATGTTTCCTAAGATTAAAAAAGAAATACCTGAAGCAGAGTTACATATATTTAGTAGTATAAAGATTTATGGAGATAATTTTATGGATAATAAATTTGAAGACCTTTATACAATTGCTAGAAGAACTAATGGAGTTTATTATAGAGGTATATTAAAAAGGCCTGAATTAGCATTTGAACAAAAAAGTTCTGGACTTTTATTCTATCCAAATACTTTTGAAGAAACTTTTTGTAAAGTAGTTGCAGAATGTCAAGTTGCAGGAACTCCAACTATTACTTCAGACAATGGTGCTCTTTCAGAAACACTTAGAGAAGGATGTGGTATTCTAGTTAAAGGCAATCCATATTCAAAAGAATACCAAAAAACATTTATATCAGAAACGATTAAGCTATTAAAAAGCAAACAAAAATGGAATAGGATGTCTAAGAAATGCTTAACTGTAGATTTTAGTGAAGAAAAAATTAGAAAAGATTGGAAAAAATTATTAAGAGGTTTAAAATGACAGAATATTATTGGAAAATTACAGATAAAGATGGAAAAGTAACTGAACAATTTGTTGATGGAAAAGAAACTAAATTCAATGTAGATTGGGAAAAACCAGGGGCAGTATTTAAGTTTGAATTAATAGGTGATAGGACACATACTATTGATTTAACAACTGGGGAATTTAATTTAAATGGGGATATTTATAATCCTGCACCAGAAGGTTCAAAGAATTTTAGATTAAAATATAGAAAAAGACATAGAAGGTCTTTTAATATGGCAGGCGCAGAACAAGGTCACGAAATTAGTTATATTTTATCTTATATAGTTGGAGATAAAGAATATACTGCATTGGTGTCACCACCAACTAAGGGTAGAAAGATTGAAATAATTACTCCACCTAAATAATGTGGCTCGCTAAATATTTAAATGGGGAAATACTCAGCAATGAAGATTCTTCATTTGTTGATTTAGATGAAAGTAAATTAATTGAATTTAGGATTATAGTAAATAATAAAGAATATACTTGTAATTGTCGTGAAGGTTTTTTTAAATTAGATACTCAAAAAGTGTATTTTAAAAACTTAAAAGATTCTAGAATAATTTATTTTAAAAAAATAAGGCAAAATATTGGAACTGCTGGGAAAAGTTCTACTGAAACAGAGTATTGTATCGGTCTGAGAAAACTTATAAATACGAAAAATTATCAAATTATATTAAGTGTAAGCGATAAACTTATATTTTTTGATAAATAGTTCAATACAATGAACACCCCCAATACAATGGAATATAAAGTAAAGATAAATATTAGTCCACAGGCTAAACTACTTCTAAAAGAAATGCCATCTATTGATGAAAAAGATTTAATAAAATGGTTTATTAATCATAGAAAGATATGGGTAGGCGGCGGGGATGTTATTGATTTTCTAAAAGGAGGGAAAAATGACTGATTTAGTAGATGTATACCCAGGAGATATAATAACTTCTGCAAGAGCAAATGAAATAACTGATAGATTACAACAAGGAACAGGTTGTATTACTACTTGTAATATGGCATTTTGTAGTACAGAGCCTATTTGGTTTTGTGAATCAAATGTGTATTTTACAGCTTCATCAGCGGGTGGAGATGCAAATATATGTTTTCGTAATACAGGCCTAGGCGATATGAATTTATGTGTTGGTGGCGAAGTAATTGCTACAACATCATGTTTAGGAGATATTGAAGTATCTGAAAGGGAATCTATTTTATTTACAGATAATAAACCCAGACTTTATGTTAATTCTGAAACGGCAGATTGCCTTAATTTATTAAATAGTGGAACTGGTGATTTTTCTTTATGTGTTTGTGGGGATATTTCTACTACTGGATGTTTTAAGGGAGATACTTGGACAACTTCTGGAGGTGAATGTTTAGTTCAAGCAGGGAATGGTATTTTAATTGATTGTGAAAATGATTATTTTTACGTTTGTGATTGTTTCTGGGATAGGTCTAGTTCGCCACCTTATCAAATTTATCCACAAAGTGGATATTGTATGTGTGCTTCAAAGATATATGGAACTAATTGTTTGGATTCCCCAACTATTTGTGCTTCTGGGGCAAGTGGATTAGTTTGTGCAGGTTTAGATATATGTGCAGCACATTGTGTAGTTGGAGATGAAATTCATGGAACTACATCTTATACTTTGGCAGGGGATACTATTACTTCTTGGACAGATGTAGAAGGATGTTGGGAAAGTGGTCTAGAAGGATGGGTTTGCCCATGTAGTAATTGTAATGCTTGTAGTGATAAATTTGTTGGAGGTTCTTGTGTATATGGCCCTCTTGTTTGCGCACAAAGAGCTTTTGTAGGAAATAATAATGCTAATGACCAACTAAGATTATATTATGATTCTAGTAATTATAGTTGTTTATTTACTAATGCCGGGGGGAGTTTGTTTATTATGCCAAGTTCTGGACAAATTTGTATGTGTGGTTCAAGTTTAAATCACGGAATTAAAATTGAAGATGATAGTGCAACAAATTCAAGAACATTAATTAAAGGAGATTGTATAACATTTACTTTAGATGGGGCCACTAATGCTTGTATTTTAAATAGTGGATTAACTAAAGGAACAGTTGTTTGTGGAACTACTTGTGTTCGGGCCCCGATTACTTGTGGAACTACTTGTGTACGTGGGGGGGTTGTTTGTGGCAACACTTGTGTAGATTCTCCTTCAATTACATTAAATACAGTAAATCGTACTTCTTGGCCAGAAGGATTATGGACAAATGATGTAGACCCTTGGATAACTCCATGTAGTTCTTGTTCACCGAGATCAACTTATAGTTGTGCCACTACTTGTGTGCAAAGTCCAATTGTTTGTGGAACTACCTGCGTAAATACTGCTTGTGTAAAAAGCCCCTCTATTTGTGGAACAATTGTAAGGGCAGATGCATTCTCTTATGGAAGTTATGATTCTGGTTGTGTAAAAAAATCAGCTTGTGGTATATGCTCTTGTTGGGCAGCAGGAGGGGATGCGTATGCTTGGCATAATGGTTTATGTTTAATAGAAGGAAGTAATATAACTTTAACAGTTGATTCAAATAATGTAACAATTGCTGGAAGTGCAGCAGGAAATTGGGAGGATACCACAGACCCTTATATTTGTCCATGTAATTCATGTAGTCTTTGTGGAACTTGTCATGTGGTTGATTGTCCTAGTGGAACTCCCGCAGGAGATGGTATGTTCATCAAATTATGTAATGATGATCCGCTTAATGCTGGATGTGTGATGAGATATAATTCTAATAATTTAGAATATGCTTCCAATTCAAATGAAACAAATGCAAAGGGATTTTTAGTATTGGGTACAGTTAATATAGGTAGTTCCAATCAATGTTGTGCATATTTAACTAATGGAATTTTTAGATGCACAGGGTGGAATTGGGCAGGGGGAGGATTATTATATTTATCTTCTGGAAATGGACAAATGACACAAACTCGTCCAAGTGGTTCTGGATGTATTGTAAGAATTTTAGGATATGCATTAAATGGAGATTCTATTTATTTTGACCCAGATAAAACTTATATAGAGGTAAATTAATGGCAGAACCTAAATGGTGCATTAATAGTATGGATGATTCTACGTCTAGGGTTCAAGGAATTTTTTGTGATAGTATTGATAAAATAAATAGTCAATCTTCTGCCGAAATTTTTGCGGATACTTGTGCCGTTTCCGATGTCACTTATAATTCTGCAACTGTGGGAGTTAGAAATATTTCTGGAACCATAGATCAGAAAGGAGTACTTTTTGCTAATTATCCTGATGCCCCTGGATTGGGAAGTTGTATTTGTCATTGTTATAGTGATACTTCAAATATTTCTGACCAATCGTGGAATGTAGAGGGATTAATTTCTTCCCATCATTATAATGTAAGGGCGTATGCTTGTAGAAATGCGGAAGATATAGATTATGGAAACACTTTAGGTTTTATTACTTCGTATCAATCTTTATCTGTGAATACATGTGAACCAACAAATAAATGTTATACGTGTTTTAGTAGTGGGGGTCATAGCATATCAGGAGTAATAGATCAAAAAGGGTTTTGTATAGCTCTATATCCAAATGATCCCAATGTAAATCCCATGGCATCAGTTTATATAAACACTTCTAGTACAGCTTCTTTCACATTGGGAATTGATGGCCTTGTACCAGATAATTGTTATAATATTAGGGCATACGTTTGTAAATCCGGTGTGGAGAAGGCGTTTGGAGAATTAAAATATGTGGACCTTCCATGTATAACTGCAGAAACTTATACTCCTTCTGGGATTACAGCTACAGATGCTACTATCGGTGTAGAAGATATAACCACTGAAGGTGGAACAATAGATAAAAAAGGTGTACTTATTGCTAATTATCCTACAACCCCTGAGATAGGAAATTGTATAGTACATTGTTATGAAGATACCGCAGCGACTGTCGACAAAACTTGGTGTGCAACTAGTTTAACTCCTAATGTTCATTATAATGTAAGGGCGTATGCTTGTGATTCTGGGCAAGATTTTGATTATGGGAGTACTTTAGATTTTACTACCTTGTCTACAGGATCCGGTACTTGGAGTGCGGGGGGGACATTACATGCTAGTAGGTCAGGATTAGGGGGGGCAGGAACAACTCCCTTATCCTTTGGAGGGGAGAATGGCAATCCCCTTTCTTCAACTGAATGTTATAGATGGACTACACATGCTTGGGGTACAAGAGGTAATTTAAATGTTGCAAGATATATGATGGGGGGTTCTGGAGTTACTTCAGAATATTTATCTTTTGGGGGATATAATGGGAGTAGTAATTTTGCTACAACAGAAAAAACATCAAATGCAGGAACTACATGGAGTACTAGAGATAATTTAAATACTGCAAGACGTTTATTAGGTGGGGCAGGGAATACTTCTAGTACCCTTGCTGTTGGAGGATATAATGGATCATATTTATCTTCAACAGAAGAGTTTCATGGAAGTAGTTGGAGTACTGGCGGTAGTCTAAATATAGCAAAATTAGGTTTAGAAGTGATGGGCAATGCAGGGGCAGCTATTGCTACTGGGGGCAGATATACTTCTAGTTATTCAAATACCACAGAAAAGTATAATGGATCTAATTGGAGTTCGGTGGCAAATTTAAATACTGCAAGAGCATATCTTGCTGGGCATAGTTTAGGAAGTAATTGTTATTTAGTTTTTGGAGGATATAATGGAAGTGTTCTTGCCAATACTGAAGAATATAATTGTGTATCTGATGTATGGGGAACACAAGGAGGTTTATTAACCGTAAGGCAGAAAGTAGGGGGTGCAAAATGTTTAGCTTTTGGGGGGAGCGGCTCCACTGGATTACCTTTAAGTAGCACCGAAGAATATATTCCTTAGGAGGAAAAAATGAAAAAGTATCAAAAAGAATTAAAAAAATATAATGAAAAATTAACTAAAGATTTGGAAAAGATTCAAATAGTTTCTGATAAAGATTTAAAATTATTAGACAGAAATATGAGTGTAATTAAACATAGTATGAGGTATGCTCAAATATTTAGGACTGATACTGAGGCGAGAGTAAGTATACTTAATGATAGTAGGCACCCTACTCCAGATTCTAAATATTGGCAAAGTATAAGAGAAATGAAGGTTCATGCAGACCAATTGTTTTATCTTAATTTTGATTATAAAGAAAAAATTATAGATCTGGATGAATTAATGAGTAAACTTAAAAAAAATAAATATAACAATAAATTTGATAAACTTCGTGACGAAAATAAACTTGAACGAATAAATTATGAATTAATTCAGATGTCTTTGACTGCAAAAGATAGAATAAGAGAGATTGATATGTGGTCAACAATTATAAAAGAACTTAAACCAAATATGGAATATAGTAATCAAGATGTGAATGAACATCAATTGTTTAGTTATTTACAAAAATTTAGTAAATTATTAGTACATGCTACAGATGAAGAAAGAAAGGACTTGGGGGGGTTATTATATACTACTTTAAAAACTATAGAAGAAAGAGGATTAAAAAATAAATTTTTAAAGGGATTAGATAAAAAAACTTTAAGTTTTTTAGAACAGAATAAATTATTAAAATAAAAATTCATACTTGCCTGTCTGTTTGAAAGTATGAACTAAGGTAGATTACAATGGGAAGATACGATACTGACAGGTATGACTATGGAAAGTATGATCACTATAATCAGCAGTATTTAGATTCTATTAGCTATCTTAAAAAAATAGTACAAAAAACCATTACTTCTTTCTCTAGTTTAATAGACGAATATCAAAGAGGGATAAGATCTTTTTCTTATCTTAAAAGTATAGAACAAAATACATTAACTTCTATTAGTTACCTTAAAAAAGTAGAACAAGAAACAATAACTTCATTTAGTTCCATATTAGAAGCAGAACAACAAACAATAACAAGCATAAGTTATCTTAAAAAAGAAGTTTCTCCTATTTTGACTTCATATTCTAGAATTGTTAAAAGAGAACAAATAACAAGTAATGAATATATTCTAAAAACCCACGACCCAGATATACAGGGATCACATGCAGCAATTATTAAAGAAGAAACCAAAACAAATACTTCTTTTTCAGTATTATGGAAAGAACATTCAAATGATTTAACATCTATTAGTTACCTTAAGAAAATAAAAGTAGATTTAAAATTAACATCTAGGTCTCATCTTGGGATAAGAAAAACTATATATGGGCATGCTTATCTTAAGAAAATAGATTTACAAAAGACAATAAATTCTATTAATTACATCCAAGAATCAGAAACAAACACAATTGCTAGTTTATCTTATTTAAAAAGAATTTTCCAAGAATCTTTAACTACTAAAGAATATCTTAAAAAGATAGACTTACAAAAAACTATAACTTCTATAAGTTATACAAAAGAGGCAGAATCCAATACTATTACAAGTATCTCTTATTTAAAGAAAGTTCAAGATACAACAATAGATACAATTGCTTATTTAAAAGAAGAAGAAGAAAAATTATTAACTAGTATTTCTTATTTCAAAAAAGTAGTAGAGATGGATTATCCAACTTCTATTGATTATCTTAAAAAAGTAGAACAAGAAACAATAACTTCTTTAAATTATTTAACAAATGAATGGAAAAGAAGAATTAGGGCATTTTCTTATATTAGAAGAATAGGATCCCCTACACTTAATTCCATTGAATATATTTTAAAATCATACACTCAAACTATTGGGTCAATTTCTTATATAAAGGAAGAGGAAGAAGATACAATAAAATCTATTTATTATCTGAAGAAGGTAGAAACAAGTAATATAAATACGATAAATTATATTAGAGAAGAAGAGACAGATACTATCACAACAGTATCTTATCTAACTGAGCCTGCAGAAGGTTCAGCCGCACCAACATGGTCAAATGCTGATGTGATTAGACCTACTTCAATAGATTTAAAAAATATTGTGCCTATACTTTCAAAATCAAAAGAAGTTGCACCAAAATTCACAAGAGGGAGGTTAACATAGAAAATGGGAATTTTATTAGAATGGCAAGCGATTAGTACAAGCGAATCTGATTATGATCAAGTAGCAGTTTATAGAGCAACAAGTGAGGATGGAACTTATGTTCATTTAGTTACTCAAGATATTAGTGATACTACTTATTATGATGCAGATGGAACTAGTTCTAGTTGGTATAAATTAAAATGGTATGATTCAACCGAAGCAGTATTAAGTGAATTTTCTGAAGCTTTAAAAGGCGGCGAATTTTATGGATATTGTTCTGTTGAAGATGTTAGAGATATTAGTAGTATCTCGAGTAGTCAACTAAACGACACAGAAGTTGCTAAATTAATTATATTTGCAAGCAATCAAATGAATGCTGAAATGCAGATATATCACGAAGACGAAGCAATAGGGTATATTGATTCAACTAAAGAAAATACAATAGATGGTTCAAATACAACTTTTTATACAAAACATTATCCAATTGGAGATTTAAACAATGATTATAACATAGATGAAAATGATATAGAAGTTTATCAAATCGATTCGGATTCTGTAAGAACGCAATTAACTGTTAGTTCAGTTACTGCAAGTACTGGTAAATTTGTATTAAGTTCAGCGCCAAATAATGTAGAACTTGAAATTACTTATAAAAAAGCACAATTAAATTTAGATAGGCCATCTTTACATCCATTAGTAAAAACAGCATGTGCTTTATTAGCAAGTGCGTGGGGATTTGGAAAATTAAATATTGGAAAAGCACCTAGATTTAAGATGGGGAATCAAACTATTTATAGGGATACTCAGGCACATAGAGAAATGCTTAAAAGATATAATGAAATCTTAATGGGTATAAATGATAGACAATCTACAGATATGGTAGAAAATTTGGGGAGTTTTTAGATGTCAAATACAATAGTAGACGCACCAGAAATGCAGGATGAAATAATTGACGAATTTGGTTACTCAATTACTTTAAGAACAGTATCTAAAGCTTTTAGTGCTGATGATGAGTATGGCGAAGCAACTGAAACCTTAACAGATTATTCCACTACTGCGATGGTTCAAACTTTGACTGAAGAAGATGATGAAGTAAAAGAAGGAATATTTGAAAAAGGAACTACAGTATTCTTTTTTAAATCATCAGACTCAGCAAAAATTGTTCGTGGTTCAAGGATTAATTATCTAAATGAATGGTATGAAATTTCAAGTGTTACTAAAAGTACTGTATCTGGCGCAGAGCATAGATTAAGTGCGTATGTCAAAAAGATATGATAATCTTATAAATACGAAAAAATAAAATAAACATATAGGCTGGTAGTCTATAAATACAATTGGAGTCGTCTCCAAGAAACGTTCCTTGTAGGAAAAATGGCACAACCAACAACAATCAATAAAGCTACAGCTACAACTGATGCATTTAAATATTTCTATTGGGTAGTTTCTGCTATAGAAGACCCTTATTCTGGTACTAGAACCAAATGGTGGTATTCTACTTGGCCAGAAGAAAAACTTGATTCAAAAAGTGATTATCCTATTGGGATAATAAGTTCACCATCATTAATTTGGGAAAAATCTACTTTTAGGAAAAAGAAATTAAAAGGAACAATTTCTTTTGAAATTTATTCAACTAAATCAAGCGAAGCAGACGATCTTACTCAAAAGATAAAAAATGCAATGGCAGACAATAGAAGTTCTGCTTATGCGGTTAACATAAGAAATATAAAATTAGACAGCACAAATGTTGATATGGCAGTTCAACATGGAAAAATAAGGTTACATCCAAGGTCGGTAGACTTTAGTTTTGAAATAGTAGTAACAGGTGATTTATAATGGCAGAATATATATATGTATATGGGCTTAGAGATTTAAAAAGAATAGTTATAAAATTACCAGAAGGATTGAAGTTAGCATGTACCAAAGATAGATTAAGATTTTGTGAGAAAGTTAAAAAGGGTGCAATTCATAGATTAAATTCCCAAGGGCATGTTTTTACAACAAATTTAAAAAATAGTATATTTATTGAAAGAGTAAGTATGATTTCCCATAAAATTATGATGGGTGCGCCTTGGGCTCCTTTTATTGAGGGGAAAAAAGTAAAACCTCATTTAGTTTTTCCAGATTATAGTGTAGGTGGGGAATTAGGTGCAGATACAGGACTTAAATTTAGAGATTGGTTAAGTAACAAAGGGTTAGATCCAACCAGGCCTGTAAGAGTAGGGACAAAAACATATCCTGGATTTTTCTTTCCTGCTTATAAAAAAGAATATAAAAAATTCAAACCCCTTGAAAAATTTAACTTTATAAATATAAGATAAATTAGGAGGTATAAAAAATGACTGATTTACCAGAAGAATGGACAGAAGTTGCGTTAGTAGGAATTACTAGACGAGCAGCATCTGCCGAAGACGAAGTACAATTCGCCTCATTAACAGATTCAATAGAAATCGATTGGGGCGCAAAAGAAATAGAACAGACAGCATTGATAAATGGTGGAAGAGTAACAACTTATAAACCAGAGGAACCTTCAGAAATTAAATTAACACTTATTCCAGTAGGAACAATTTCTGAGGATGCATCTAGTAGCCCAACAGGACTTTATGATTGGTTCATGGGGGGAACAACTGTTAGTGCAGATACCACTTCTACAATAAATAGTAGAACAAGACATAATTTTAGAGTTACAGTATTATGGTGTACAACTTTACCAAGTACAGCAAGCGGAGCAACAGCAGATGCTACTAGCGCATTAAGATTGTCTTTTTGGGATTGTAAGTTAACTAAAGTAACTGCAAATTTTTCAGATGATTTACTAAAATGTGAAGCAACATTTAAATGTGTGCCTTACAATAAAAGTGCATCTGGATTGATAAAAGCAGACGAAGCAAATAATTCAGCTTTAGCAGCTTTAGGAGATTATACAGATAGTAGTAACACACCATCTTAAAGAGGTTAAAATGGAAGGAATAGAAAAAATCAAAGAGAAAGTATACAAGCATCCAGAATCGTCAACTGTTCACATAGCGCGAGTTCCAAATAAAACTAAAGATGTTTTTATTAAATTCGCAAATGAAGAATACGTGGGCGATTATGGTATGGCTTTAAAATATTTAGTAGATAATGTTTTAATAATTCCAGATAAATTTGAAGGAATATTAAAAGTTATGTATGAATTAGAACAAAGAGTTGAAAAATTAGAAAATAAAAAAACCAAATCTAATAAAAGAAAAAGATTAGATGGTTCAGGAGGAAAAGAAAAATGAAAGCAGAATTAGAAAAATTTAAAAGACATATTAGAAAGGCAATCCCATTCAAGTTTAAAAATGAAAAAGGAGAAGAAGATACTTTTTATTTTAAACCATTAACAATGGAACAGTTAATGACATTTACTTTATTGTCTGAAAAAGTAGATCCAAATACGCAAATGCCAAACTGGGATAAAGAAGATTTAAAAGAACTTGCAAATGTTTTAGTTGGGGTAGTTAAAGAATCTTATCCAGATTTAGAAGATGATATTGCAAATGATTTTGTAGCAAATCATTTTACAGAAATGATGGAAATGATACAAAAACTTATGCCTAAAAATGCAGAGATTGATACAAATAAATTAAAAGAATTTAAACAAAAGTATCAAAATGAGAATAAAGGATAAAATATTCTCTAAGATAGAAAAAAAGTGGCCCAAGGGGTTAGAGATAGCATTAATACATCATATTTTGATGTTAAAGTATGGATGGATACCTTTAGAGGAATTCTTAAAATTGCCCTCTGGGTTTGTATTTAATATGTTAAAATTGATAGAAGAGGACTCTAAGAAAGAGGAAAAAGAATATAAAAAAATTAAACGAAGATAATGGATATTAAAAAACTTATTGTAATTATAGAAACTAAATTGAAGCAACGAGGTAAACTTAAACGGTTTGGTGTGGATGTTGATAAGGTGCGTGGTGCCTTGAAGGGAGCAGGATTAAATGCAAAAACATTTTTTACTGCCGCAGGTAAGCGTACACAATTAGGAAAGGCAGCACAAGAGGCAGGATATAATTTAACTACTTTATCTCATAAACTGGGGGAGTTGGGTGCTAAATCTATTAAAGTAACCACTAGAGGGATGGGCGAAATGGGCGATGTGGTTACTAAAGGTGGCCATAAGTTTAATATATTTAAAAATATAATAACTAATACAGGTGAGTCATTAGAACTTTATTCAAAAAAATTTGGGGGGGCAATGTCTAAGTTAGAGGCTTTAAGTGATGGGGATGATAGTCTTCAAGAAGTGCAAAAAAATACTAAAAGTTATGGGGAGGCTGCTATAAAGGGTGGAAAAAAGACTAGATGGTTTAGGGGTGAAATGCTTGGTTTAATGTTTATGACTAGAGCATTATCTATGAGATTTGGTGGTTTAGTAAAAGCCCAGATGAAACTTTTCGGGGTTACAGGTATGTTATCTGCAATGTGGACCTCTGTTTTTGCACCATTAATGGCATATTTAGTTCCAATAATTGCAGATTTAATTTCATCGTTTATTGATTTACCGGGCCCTATTAAAGGAATAATTTCAGTTTTTATTGTTTTAGCGTGGGCATTTTTAAGTCTTCTTGTTATTATAACTATGTTTAAAATAAGTGGATTAGCAGCGATAAAAGCTGCATTTCTGGAATCAATGTTACCTGCACTTGCTTGGTTGGGAGTAATTTTATTAGCAGTTGGGGCAGTATGGTTATTTTATAAAGCATTCAAGGCATTCCAAGATGGAGATATTATAAGGAGTATTATTTATGGATTAATGGGTATAGCCGCTGCATTTTTAGTAGTGGCCGCTGCCGTAGCTTTAGCAACTGGTGGTGCAAATATTATTGGTGGATTAACAGCGATAGGAATAGCTGGAGGGGCACTTTTGGTAGGGGCAGGAGTGCTAGGGGCAATGAAGATGGGGGGGAAAAAAGATGATTTTATTTGGCGAAGCGGTCAAGGTGCAGTAAGTATTAGTCCAGATGATGATATAATTGGAACTAAAGAAGGACTTGGTGGAGCAGGTGGAACTATTAATTTAAATGTAGATCTCCATGGTGGTGCTTTTATGGATGAAAGTAGTATAGATTTATTAGCAGAAAAAATCAAAGGTCATTTAATTGGTGATCTAAGGAGGTTAGGATTATGACAATAGTAGTTTTAAATAATGATTATTATTATGTAAGAGTTTGGACAAAAGATGTAAAAGAAATATTAAAAAATAGTGTTCCAACTAAGTATGATAATCCAATAGTGTCTGGTGGTGGAGCTGAAGACCCTACAGAGCCAGATAAAAAAATTATGGATATGAAATCTTTTACTTGGACCTATACAATAATCGGCAAAATAGATATAGATTCAAAATGGGTAAATAATACAACTTCTGGAAGTTCACTTTCTGATGCAAAAGAAGTAAAGGATAATTTAAAAAAAATAGCTTACACAGGTGGGGTAGTAAATCTTTATTATGAGATGACTGAAGTTACAGGAATAATAACTGATTTACAAATAGCCGAAATATCTAGAGATAGTTCTGGCCCAGCATTGAATGATTACCCAACAGAATATGATGTTAAAATAGTATTTATGAAAGCAAGTAATATGAATGATTAGAAAAAATGACATTAGGAACAGATGGGAAATATAAATTTTATATTGTAAAGAGAGATGATGAGCCTGCAGAAGATGAAAATGTCTTTGAGGATTATACTACTCATGTTCTTAGTTGGAATTTCGATATTGGTTTAAATAAATTAACTAATTTTTCTTCTATTTTTATAGATATAGATTATGGGGATGAATATTTAAGTGAAGGTAATTTTATTTATGGATTTTCTGGAACTAATTTAATTGAAAAAATAGAAATAACTTCTGTAGATTTTCATACTTATAGAAGATATAAAGTAACTGGAGTTAGGTCTACTGGTGTAATAGAAAGTAACAAAATGGACTTACAAAGTTCAATTACTCCATCTAGAACTTATAAAAATGAAAATCCCTCAACTATTTTTGAAAATTCTAGTTGTGGTATTTTATATAGTGATGCTGGGAATAAGATAATTGAGGGGGATTTATCTGATTTGTCAAATTTAGACCATAATATAAAAATAGATAAAGATATAAGAATTCGAGCAATAACTCACGCAACACAAGTAATGGGGGCAGAATGGACTCTTTCTCAATATAGTACAGGCGGGGATATTTGTGTAGATTGTATTTGTATAGCAGATAGAATTGGAAGTTCTTCTTCACAACACACTTTTTATTTCGCAGGGGATAATATGAATATTTATCCTTCAACTTCTAAAAAAGATTCTACTTTAATGGGAAATCATGTTATGATAAGTGGGTCAGGACTTGGAGGAAACGAAATAAAATCAGAAATGCATAATTCTTCTTGTGATATTACATACACTGATGGGTGTTTTGATACTTGGTTAGACGAAGATATAACTGCAGAATTATATAAAATAAGTATAAATGCTTCTGTAGGTACGTGGGAGGCAGGAGATACTCTTTATGGTTCAACTACTAAACTAAAAGCAACTATAGCTAAGGTATATGATGGATCTACTTTTGGTATAGCATCTCCTTGTTCACAAACATATACGGCAACTAAAATTTTTGGACCAGAATATGTTTATAATTTAACAAAAGATAGTAGTACTTATTATACTATAACTGGGTTTGCAGCGCCTTGTTTTAAAACAAAGGGGGGCAATTCTGAAATTGCCAGACCTTATACATGTATTAAATTAGGTACTGAATGTATAATTGGTTGTTTTGATGGAGATTGTTTTGTTCCTCAAGTAAATTGTGGGTTTAATGGAACAGTTACTTCTGGTGCTACAAATATTTTGTGTGATCAATTAGGTAATTTTATTACTAATAAAGGGATAAAGGTATATGAAGCAGGAGTTACCACAGCATTAGTTACTAATATGGATACATCTGCAACTGCCCATATTTTGGATGTAATTTGTGAATCTAAATTGACATTAGATGCAAATATTTTTCCATCTGCTGGAGATGAATATTGTATTTGGCAAGAATTTTTAGGAAGGCCTGCAAATGAGGCCACAACTCATAAAAAAGGGGAAGATATTTCTTATATTGAAGATGTTTGGTATGAAATGGCTAATTGGTCTGGAAATCATGATGGTTCTACTTATTCTGGCCCACAATATCTTTGTATTAATACTGATTCTACTTCTGGATTTGGTGAGGGAGATACCAATGAAAAATATTCTATTTATGTGGGTTCAGAAGAAATAGGTTATTGTGATAGATTAAGTAGTGGATTTGTGATATGTAATAGAAATTTTGATGAAGCTTATGCACATGGAGATTGTATTAGAATTTCTCAAGCGAATTGTAATTCAACTTCTGCTTTTAGACCTGCTAATCCACAACCAGGGTCTTGTATTGCTACTTATGGAGTTAAAGCAGTTTCAGTTAGTGATAATTTTGCACAAAATAGAGATTCTTTAGATAAAAAAGCCCAAGCATTGATAGGTGCAAGAGGTGGAGATTATTTTAAAGTTAGTGAAGTTAAAGTTGATTGCCCTTTTGATTTTTGGGATGATGTTAATTTAGGGGATGCTGTTTGTGTATGCTGTGGCGCGAGTTTACAAACTCCTGAAGAATGTTATAGGGTAACTGGATTTAAATATTCTTTTGATACTAGAAGCCCGCCATATTTAAAAGTTTATTTAAATGATAAAGATACCAGAACTTGGCCTGCAGGCTCTAATGATTTTGTTGATGACTATACTGAACAAACAAGCAAAGAAAGAAACCAGCCATTAAAAAATGTGGAAGACGAAAGAGTTTTAGATTCTTTAAAAGAATTTTCGGTGGGTGGAAAAGAAATAACGGGAGTTAAAGATCCAGTAAGTCCAGATTCTGCAGTTACTAAACAATGGGTAGAATCAAATTTTACCTCTAGTGGGGGGGGTTCTGGAACAAATCTATGGGGAAATGGTGATGATCCTTATATTTATCCTTTAAATTCATGTGCAATTTGTATAAGTAATTGCATTGTTCCTGCAGTAGATGGGAGTTATAGCCTTGGTGGTACTGGCCTTTGGTGGGGTTCTATTTCTGGACAAAAAATGGAATCCAATTATAGTTGGGTAGGAACAACTGGGGGAACAGAAACAGGAACAATTTATGCTCAAAAATATTGTGTAAATAGTCAATATGCATTACCCAATACAGATGGCACAGAAGGACAAATAATGTGTACAGATGGGGCTGGAAATGTAACTTGGGTAAGTGAAGCAGGGGGATTATGGGAAAGCCCAGGGGGGAGTGTAATTTGTCCTATTGGAAGCGAAATTTATGTGTGTGCATATTCAGTAGAAATATCTGATTGTTTTAAATTACCAGTAGGAAATGATATGTATTAGAGGAATAGAAAAAAATGCCGACACAAAGTAGAACTTCGGAAAATACTCAATCAGATCAATCCCCTACAATAAACGGATGGTCCTGGTCATCTAATTCTAATTATTTTCTAGCATCTCAAAGTTGGGATGGTGATACTTCTTATGTAGAAAGTGGATATGTAAGAATTTGGGATTGGGGATTTAATATCCCGGAGGGGGTAAGGATAGATGATATTTTTATAAATAATAATGTAATGGGACATTGTAGCCCTTTTGATCCTTTGAATCCTTATGGAGATACTGAACTTTGTGATTATAGGATAAGATTATATTTTAAAGGTGATGGTTGTTCTAGTTATACTTATATTGGGGGTACTTATATAGAATATCCTTCAAACACAAATAGAACTTGGATGAGAAATTGGGGGGATTATTGTACCATTGATGAAATAAATTGTGAATGTTGGGGAATAGCAATTAGTGTTGAAGGAAAATTGACTGATTCTTCACATGCTAATCATGTTTATTTTTGTAGATCATCAAAGTTAAAAGTGAATGTAGTTTATACGGAAACTGGCGTAGAAACTTGGGATTTACATGATTTTAATTCTAATGGACACAGTATTTGTAGTGGAGTTTGTGAAATTATTGCAGATGATATAGATGCTAAAGGAATTGTTTGGTGTGAATATCCAGACGTTCCTTATCGTAGTTCTTATATGGGCAGAGATTGTGATACAACTGGAAATCAAGGTAATCAAGAATATGGGGCCACAAATTTGTCTTGTGATAATGATTTTTATGGGGAATTGGATGTCACAAAATGTTACAGAATCAGGGCATTTATATGTGATTCTGGAAATGATACTTGGTATGGTACTCTTAGGGATGCGTGGACTTGTGGTCCAAGGGCAGATACTGTAGATTTATATGCCCCTACAACAAGTTCTTTATGGTCAGGTGTTTGTAATGTTGATGAAGGGTCCCCTAGCACAATAGATAAAAGGGGAGTAGTATTATGTAGAAATGATGGTTCTGATCCCCCTACACCAAATTGTTACGAATGGAAAGTTGAAGAAAGTACCACATCTACTTCTGATTGGGAGACAGAAATTACTGGACTGCCTGCAGGTACCGAATTTCAAGTAAGGGGGTATGTATGTAGGAGTGGATATCAGTATGGCTTTGGGGATGTTCAAATTGGTTCAACTACTTCTACTGCAATAAGTATTACTACTTGTGAACCTGATCAAGCATATTATACTTATTTTAGGGGTGGTGGAAAAGATATTACTGGAACAATCACAAGGAAAGGATTTTATGTTGCAGATTATGATAAGGATCCAATAAATTATCCAATTGGGTGTGTATACGTGGATACTAGTGACATTAGTAATTTTCATTATTATTTTACACAAGTACATGGAAATATAGTTCCGGGTGGCCATTATAATGTCCGGGCATTTGCTTGTAATTATGGTATTTCTGTAGGTTGGGGGGCAATAGAGGATGTTACCCTTTCTGAAATAACTGCAGAAACCTGTGATGCTACAAATATTGGGGAGACAACAGTAACTGTGGGAGTTAGAGATATTACAACAGCTTGTGGGGCAATAGATAAAAAAGGAGTAGTATTTTGTTTGTATCCTTTTACCCCATCGTTAACTAACAATATTAAACATGAATATGAAGATACTTCAAGTACTGCAAATAAATCTTGGAATTCAACAGGATTAGGATTTGCAACTCAATATAATATTAGGGCGTATGCTTGTATGTCTGGTGGAGATCATGATATAGATTATGGAGATACTTGTACTTTTACAACTAATCCTCTGCCTTTTGAGGTTACAACTAGAATTCCAGATCAAAGATGGTTTACTAGTATAAGGGGGGGTGGGATTGATATTAGTGGAGGAGGTTCTTCTACTTTAGATGAAAAAGGAGTTTTATTTAAAGAAGGAGAAACAACTCCTACATATACAGATTATGATTTTAGGAATTGTATAGAAGATGGAGATTTAACAGATTATCATATTACTACTGCATTTCTAAGCCCAGAAACTGTGTATTCTATTAGGGCATATATTTGTGACAATAGTATAGTAGCATATGGGAATACAGGATTATATATTTCAGGAGGGATCTGTGCAGATACTGTTGATCCTTTTTCTGTTGAAATGACTAAAGCATGTGCAGGTGTTGAAAATATTGGAACAAATGTATATCTTCCTGATAGTGCTATTAGTGATAAAGGAGTTTTATTGTGTTTAAATGACGGTTCGAATGCGCCAACTTTAGAACCTGGTGGATATGCAGATATAGAACATCATGCTACAAATAATAGGGATGATGAATGTTGGCAATTTACAGGTTTAACTCCAGAAACTTCATATCAAGTTAGATCTTATGTTTGTAAAGATGGTATAATGATAGATTATGGAGATACTTGTACTTTTACAACTCTTGCAGCTACATTTACTATATATACTGGATGGGGAATGTGTAGAAATGTAGGGGGTAATTTTGAAAAATATCAGGTATGTGGACATGGTTCTTATCCACCCCTTTGTAATGCTTCAAATAATTGGGGACAATATACTGGTGCGGATACAGATTATGGAATTTATATTTCAGATGATGCTTTTACTTTGACTTCTGCATTTCAGGCAGGGCACGAAGCTGTAATGACAATGATTCATTATGAGGGGTGGGAAGGCTGGCATGCAAATATTCAATGGTGCAACCCAGACGGAGATTTAATTCAAGAAAAAACAATAGAAACTATATCTGATGATACTTGGGAATTTGATTATTTAGGTATTTATCCAGGCAAAATTGATATGAACGGAACATATACTATAAACGCATTTGCAATACAAGCAGGATGTACCCCATCTATGGGGACTAAGACTTTTACTGTTTCAAATGTTCCTACTATTACTCAGTTGACTTCTGATAAACGAGGGTATATATGGGTTACTGGAGATTATTTAGCTTTTGTGGATGCAAATTGTGTAGTCCATTGTATTTGTGGGGGTAATCAAGGAGGTTATATAGACACATCTAAAGCAGGGACTATTTGGGTAGAAGAATCTGAGGGTTATTTAAGTTGTTCATTACAATATATTACTGAATCTGGGTATCATTATAAAACATTAAATGGAGATTGTAATGGGTGGGAAGGATGGAATAACATGCCAGAATGGACATATTCTGATTGTAAGGGATTTACATGGGTTGAAACAGAATGTAATAAACATAATTTATTTTTTATAAATAGTCAAGGTAAAAAATTTAGATTATCAAATGGTGCGGGGCCATTAGGTTCAGATGAATATTAAAATAAATTCGGTTATTTATATCCGAAATCCGGAAATTGAAAGAATAAAGGCTATAGAAAGACATTTATATGTTTTAAGGAAAGAGGCTAAGGAATTTTATAAAAATGGGAATCAAGAAACTGCTTTAAAATTTTTAAAATATATTTATAAAAATGTTAAGGAAAGTATAATAGATAATGCTTTTAAAAATGATGTGTTAAGAAATCAAATGTTTGAAGGAACTGATAATTTTCCTAGAATTCCAGTTAAAAAAGATAATTCTATAAAATCTAAAATTTATTTAAAAGATTATTATGAGGAATTCGAATTTAAATTTCCTGATGGGAGAATCGAAAAAATGAAGAGGGCATATATAGCAGATGAATAGAAAAGTTTAATAACTATCCTAACTTATAAATATTAAAACAGGTGAAACCTAATATGGAAAAGAAACAACAAGAAATAAAACAAAAAGAACCTAAAAAATATGCTTTGATTATCAACGGAGGCATAGGAAAAGAATTAGCTGCCACTAGTTTAGTAAGGTGGTTAAAAGAAAAAGAGCCAGATAGTACAATTTATACTATTTCTGGATACCCAGATGTATTTCTAAATAATCCTTCAGTTAAAAGGAATTTACATTTTAATACACCCTATCTTGAAGATGATTATATTAATGATGCAGATATTAGATCTGGAGAACCTTATCAGTTTGAAGAATATAGATTAAATGAAAAACATTTAAATGAATTATGGCCACAATCATATAGATTTTCTTTAACTGAATATAATAAAAATATTTATCCAGAAATTTGTGTTACAAAAAGAGAAGAAAGAAATGTAGAAAATGCAATTAATGCAATAAAAACAGGACCTAATATTCCTAAAGACTTAAATTTTGATAATATAATAATGGTACAATTTGAAGGTGGTCCAATTATGGATCCTAGAACCCATCAACCAATTAAACATGAATCTCAAAGGAATTTAAAAAAAGAAGTAGCTGAAGTGATTATTAGAGAAATAAATAAAGCAGGGTATATTCCATTTTTATATAAACAAGGACAACAATATAGCACCCAAAAAACAATCACTCCACAATGGCCATTAAGACTTTGGATGGTATTTGCTAAAAGAGTTAAAGCATATATTGGGATTGATAGTTCTGGAATGCATATAGCAGCATCTTGGAAAAAGCCAGGGTTAGTATTTTGGCAACAAACTCATTATAAAAATTTAGGATATCCTTGTATGAAACATTTATGGCTAGAAGGCGAATTACCTATGTCTAACAGACCAAGAGTTGGATATATGGATTCAGTTCCAGGAGGAGTATGGGAAGATCCTCACGACGATGAATGTAGAAATTGGGATGTAGATGATATAATGAAAACTGTTAGAGAATTTTTAAAAGACCTAAAAGCAGGAAATCCTCCAACTGGCCCAGAGAAACATAAACAAAAAAGTAACTAAATGCTTATAAATTTGAAAAATTATAAGAGGTATAAAGAAAATGGTAATTAAATCTAAAAAAAGAACAGTACATCTAGGGGGTGTTGATTTAGAACATTCCTATGATTATATAGAACAGCAAAAGACTTATGAGTTAAAAGCTGGGGAAGTGATTGTATTAAATGTTAAGGGAGAAAATGATACCCTTATGCAATACACAGTTCCAGAAGGAAAAACTGCTAAACTAAGAGTTCAAATTTTAGGCGCAGAAGAAGACACAAAATAGGAGGAATAAAATGACAAAATTTACAGATTTAGTTAAAAAGTATTTTTATGTAACTTATAAACTAGATGAAGACAAACCAACCATTAGAATAGTTTTATGGAAATTTGGAATTAGTATTAACCTATTTGTAGTTTAATTAGAGGCGACTCCAAATGCCTTTAGCACAAAGACAAGTAATAGTAGAAGTATACAATGTAGATGATGGTATATTAAAATCTTGGATTAAAAGAGTTATTCGTAAAATTAAGTTATTGATTAAAAGAATATGGTAAATGATAAATTTAAAAAAAATGCTAAAAAAATTGAAAGATGCCTATCTTATAACAGAATTAGTTTAGCTAAAATTTATCTCAACGAACTTTTTAATACCATTTCATCTAAGGAAGATTTTCAAAGTTGTATAGGGGACTATCTTAATTTAAAAGAAAGGTGTACTGTAGCTATGAAAAAATTAAAGTGGAAATGAGATGCAAAGCCATAACTAAAGCAGGTTATAGATGCACACGAAATGCTACTTTTAAAGAGTATTGTTTAAATCACTATTGGCATTTCTATGGAAAGAAGAAAAAAGAATAAGTTTATAAATTTGAAAATATATAATGAAAACATTAGAAAACATAATTCAAGATAGTATGAAAATACATTGTATAAATGAAAAATCTGATAAGATACAATTGATACCATTTGGGGATATCCATTATGGTGCTAAAGAGTGTAATCTAAAACGAGCAAAAGAAACAATAGATTGGGTGGCAAAACATGATAATGCTCGTGTAATTCTAATGGGTGATTTACTTAATTCAGCAACTAAAAGTTCTGTAGGCGCAGCAGTTTTTGATGAAAATATTTCTGGACAATCACAGTATGATGATGTAGTAGAACTTCTCACACCAATTAAAGATAAAATCTATGGTAGTTATATTGGGAATCACGAACAAAGGATATTTAACTTAACGGGCTATAATATTACTAAAATGATGGCTAAAGAATTAGATTATAAATATTATGGTTTTGGTTGTTTTCAAAAGATTAAAGTAGGCAATAATAATTATGTGATTTACGGAACACATGGATCCTCTGGCGCAATATTACCTTATACAAAAATTAGAAAGCTTTTAGATATGAGTGCTTACATAGATGCGGATTTGTATTTAATGGGGCATGTCCATAGTCTTCAAGTCCATACACAAGAAGTTAAAAGAGTCAATTTAAGAAATAAACAAGTAGAAAGAAAAAAGAAATATTATGTTCTTACTGGACATTATTTAGATTATGAAGATTCTTATGCAGAAATGAAGAATATGCGTCCAGAAAAACAAGGTTCTCCAACTATTACTCTCACTGGGGGTGAAAGACACATAAGGGTGATAGTATGATTACTTTTAATAGATTATCCATTTTTGGTTAACATTAACCATAATTGAATATTTAGATTACTAATAGGATATTATTATCACACAAAAACAAAATACAGGAGGTATTACAATGAGTGAATTAGAAAATAAAATAATCCATAAAACAGAAGCAGAAAGTATGCAAATAGATAAATTAATTAAAATAATATATGAAACCTTAGATGAAGTTGAGGAAGATTTAGAACTTCAAATGTATCCACAGGCACATAGTATGATGGCTTATTATTGTGAATTAATGAATGGTGCAGAAGGAAGAATTTATTTATATCGAAATGGACATTTTAATAACATCAAACAGAAATATACCACTTTATCAGAAGAATTAAAGGGAGTTACTTTAGATTTATTTGAAAGAAAAGATTATAATAATATCTATAATGAATATAAATGAAAAGCGCACTTTGTCCTTATTGTTATGATGGTAAGATAGTCAAATGTAGAGTAGGCTGTTTGTTTTGTAATGAATGTTTTAAAGAGATAATCATAAGAGATTTTATAAATACGAAAAAATAAATTTTAAATATAGCGGTGTCCCTCAACCATACCGTTTTTAAATAGAGGAGTTGATATTAATGGTAAGAAAAACAGATCCAATTTCTAGTTATTCCATCACTGCACGAAAAGTAATGTTACTTGGTGAAGATGGCGCAACTATGGCTAGTTCAGCCAATCCAATTCCAACTAATGCCACTATTTCTGGAGATGTAAACGTAGATACAAATTCAGTAAGTACAAATGGATTAGTAGGAAAATCAAGTGGTGGTGATTTCACAACTGCTTATGCAAGTGGCACAACTGTGACAATAGGCACAATGCCTGTATATCATTCATCTTTAATAGCAGATGATATTGCAACAATAGTTCAAGTTAATAGTTCTGGAGTGGTTCAGAATACTTACACTCGTGACGATAAAGGAATGAGTATGTCAGGTTCTACTTTAACAGTAGCTGGCGCAAGTTTTAGTGCTGGAGATACTTTTATAATTTATACAAACATAAATAGAGAAAATACTGGAAGTCCTTTTATTATGAAAATGGAAGACGCAGGAACTTACACTTATGTTGGATACGCAATGCCAGGCACAGCAACAAGCGCTGAAACTTGGCAATTATACAGAATAACAGATGCTTCTGGAGATAAACTTTACGCAGATGGAGATACTGCGTTTGATAATGAATGGGATGAAAGAGCAAGTTGTTCATATAGTTAATTAAAATGGTAAATACAATAACTTGGACTGGGCCTTTGCTTGCACCTACAATTACTTCTCTAACAAAAGTAGACCATGGTGGAAGTATTCCTTCTGGAACTTACTATGTTCAGATGATTGCTATGGATAAAGATGGTTGGAATTTGACCAACGAAACAACAATACGAACTTCTCCTAAAAGTTCTTCTTGGTTTAGTTCAACAGTAGATTGTGATGGGGCCGATGATTCTATACAAGTAAGTTTTAGTCAAGTTCATGGTGCTTTTTATTATATATTTTTCTATAGAAAAGAAGTTTCTGATGGAACTGCAACTATGACAAAAGCAAATAAATTAGTAGATAGTAATGCTTCTTTTGAAACAGATGGTGTAGCAGTTAATGATTATATTTCTAATGATACTGATGCTACAAATACCACAGTAGTTTCAGTAGATTCTGAAACTCAACTTACAATAGCAAGTGATATTTTTACAAATGGAGAAGATTATACAATTATTGAAACTTGGAAAGATGCACAAAGAGCAGCTTCAAGTACTCCAACTGCTGCTGATGAGAGATGTGATGGAACAGCTACTTCACAAATCACAGATAAATTAGTAGATAGTAATGCTGATTTTATAACTGATGGCGTAATAGCAGATGATATAGTTTATAATTCAACTGATGGCACTTGGGCAAATGTAGTTTCAGTAGATGATTTACGTACACTTACTTTAGATGCAGATATTTTTGACACAGGAAATGAGGCTTATGTGATTTATAAAAAATCTAGTACTTATGATATTACAGTTTCGCCAACTAATAGGGCATCTGTTTATACTTCGCCAGTAACCATTTGGTGTAATCCCGGAGAAGATGTACCCTCTAATCTTTGTTCACAATGTGGCACAGGATATGTTTCAATAACTGGAAGTGGAGAAGTGGATAGTGGAACTGCAACAAGTACACAAACTGATAAGTTAATAGATTCAGGACAAAATTTTGAAACAACTGTAGAAGTAGGAGATATTGTAGAGGATACAAGTGGTGATACTCCAGTTCCTTTTGCAACAGTAGAAAGAGTAAATAGTGACACTATGCTTACTTTGGATACTGATATTATTACAAGTGGAGATACTTATTCAATTATAAGACCAATAACACTTGAAGAAATAGAAACAGAAGTAGGTGATGATACATTGTGTTTCTTAAAAGGGCAACAATTTGCTTTAATGGGAGCTATAGATGCTACAGGAGTGACCGGTCCAAGTAGACTTTCTTTTGATAATGGAAGTATTTGGGTATTTGGAAATTATTTAGGAGATGATGATATGCACATAACTATTGGACAAGCAGATGGATGTTATGGTGCGAGTATTTTTACCGGAGCTTATGGTGCTCTTTGGAAAACTTATGAAAATGATAATTATTATTATTGTTCTTTTTTCTCGTCTACTAGAAGTTTTGGAGTAGCTAATAATGGTTCGGAACAAATGATAGAAATGCGTGGTTCTAATTTTGTAGGATGTTTAATTTCTGTTCCAAATTGTGATTTATATGAAGGAACAACTAAAGACCCAGAAATAGAATATTGTACATTTATGGGAGGATATAAAATAATCCAACCAAAGAGTGATATAACTTTAGAAGTTGTTAAACTTTTAGATGAAGGAGGAATACAAGTTTATAATCAAGATGTTATTTTAAAGAAATTTGAATTCTTAGGAGAATATGAAAATTATGATTTAAGAATTGTTACTCTATCTAATTCAGATACTAAAACTGTTACTTTTGTTAATGGATACAATGAAAGAACAGATAGAGAAAACAATATTCCTTTAGTTAAATGGTTTAACGCAGTAAATCCTGTAAGATCTGGAACTGCTGATTCTGGAACAACCGGAACTACCTTAATAGATTTTGAAGCTTTTGGAAGTGTAAATGTTGGAGATACTGTTTATAATGTTACAGATACTCCCGCAGGAACAAACCCTACAAAAGTAGCAACAAAAGTAGATAATTCTGAAATTACTTTAGAAGAAGATATTGATTTAGATAACGGAGATAGTTATGAAATTTATACAGACCATGAAAGAACAGTTTATAACAAATATACAATGGATGTTCATATAATAGATGTGGATGAAAATGATTTAGAATCAGCAACAGTTACACTTACAGATACAAATGATAATGAAATATTCTCAGTAAGCACAGACGCAAACGGAGTGATAACTCAACAAACAGTTCTTTCAAGTACTCAAGTTAATAGTTACGTAGCAAGAGATAATAAGTATAATGTATCCACAACTACAACAGAAAAAAATCCTTTTACTTTAGTTATTTCAAAAACAGGCTATGAAACTTATAGTACTAAACTTGATTTGTATAATGTATTTAACCAAACGATTACAATAAAGCAACAAACAAAAGGTGGAACTGTATTAGATCTTAGTACAGGAAAAACACTTAGAAAAATAAATCCTACCAACTATGGAAATACACGTTGGTTCGTGGAGAGTAAATAAATATGGCACCAGCAACAAGAAGCAATTATGGAAGCTATACTACATTAACCGGAACTTTGTCAGCAGTAGCAACTGCTTTAAATAATGTTGGAACATCAAAACTTATTAATGTATTTTATGATGCGGATAATTCGATCTATGTAGCAGTTTACCATAAATAAAAAATGAAAAATAACTTAGAGGTAAAATAAATGCCTAATGGACATGATTTTGAAAATTGGAAAGCAAGAAAAGATGAATTTCAGGGATTTGTAAAAGCAAAATTACAAGACCAAGATAAAGTCCTTACTGAAATAAAAGAACTAGTAAGTGGACATAATGTAAAAACTGACGAGAGATTTATTGAAACAGATAAAAGAGTAGATAAAGTAGAGCAAGATTTAGCACATATAAAAGGCAAAGTAGCAATAATAGTGGCAGGAATATCTGCTTTTATGTCCTTTGCTTGTACGTGGGTGGTTAAACTTTTTAAAAATTGATTTCTCGTCGATAAAAGACATTTCACCAAAACATTTATAAATCTCAATATATTTAGGGTAAATTATGGAAAAATCCGATGATGATACGGATAATTGTACGAAATTTCTAAATAAATTTTCATGGAGGTACTGATATGAAAAAAAATACGAACTATTGGGCAATAGTCTTAGCAATCGTTTCTGTCGTTTTATTGACAGTTTGTGGAATCTTATATTCTACAATAGACGATATGGCAGACCTTGACCAAATAAAAAGTGATGAAATTTCAGTCCTTGTTTCTCAGTTAGAAGATCTTGAATCTGAGATATTAGCGACAGAAATGGAATTAGAAACTGCTTTAGAAGATGATGTAGTAGATGACGAGTTAATAGCTTCTTTAGAAGAAGAATTAGCAGGACTTGAAGCAGAAGCAGAAGAAGTAGAAGACGAAATAATAGGGTATATCGAAGACGAACTTGCCTTAGGAAGTGATTTTTCAACATCTGTTTCAGACAAAAGACTAGATACTTTATTTGATGGAGAAGTTGACTTTGATGGAGATGATTATGACGCAGAAGAAACTTTTGTTTTATCTGGATTAGTAGATATAAACGGAAATGACTACGCAGAAAATGTTTATGTAGTCTTAGAAGAAGGAGATATTGTATACACATATACTTTTGAAGATAGCTTAAATACTAGCTTGATTACTTCAGAAGAAACCTTAGAATTTAATCTATTAGGTCAAGCTGTTACAATCTCTGAATGGGATGATGATGAAATTACATTCACCACTGGTGATGAATACATAATCAACCAAGGCGAAAATATAACTATTGACGAGCAAATAATCTTATTAAAGATTGTAGGCGAAGATTATGTTTATATTGAAGTTGACGGAGAATTTGAAAAGATAGATGAAGAAACCACAGAAGAAGTAGGTGAATTAGAAATCTATGTTGACTTTGTAGCTGAAGGAGAATTAGCTTCTTTAACAATCGCAAGTGATGTAGAAGAAACAATAAACGATGGCGATGATTATGAAGATGATTCAATTTGGGTATGGAGCATATCAAATACTGCAATTTCATTAGTTTTGAATGAAGACTTTGATACTATTGACGATGATGAAGATTACAAATCTTTAAATATTGGCGATGGAATTTGCTTACCAAATGATTATGTATGTGTAAACTTTGATGGTTTATCAGAAGAAGATACAGAAGATTATCAATTTGAAATCGATGGAGATTTTGTTGAAATTAAAGGACTATTTATGTATGGCTTAAACGATTATGAAGAAGTTTATGCAAATGCAAGTGGTTTCTATGATGAAGACGAAGTATTAATCGTAGATAATACTGGTGTACTTGTTTTAGAAGATACTGATTTAGAATTAAGTATTTCTGGAACAGATTTGATCCTTGATGATATAACTATAGCTTTGGCCTTAGACGCAATTTCAGTTGATGGCGACTCAATAGCATCTGAAGAAGACAATTATAGAACCGTTTACGGTATTGTAGTTGAAAACCCAGAAGATAATATTGATGACAACGAAGTAAGTTTAATCATACCAGAAGAAGCATTAGAAGCTAGTGTAACTATTTATTAAGGGGAGAAATCCTCTTTTTTTTATTTTTTTTAAATATGAGAAAAATAGATGTTTTATCAATAATTTATTGGACTTTAGGAATTCTTATTGTTTTGGCAACATTGTTTAGTGCATTTAGGTAAGTCATCTAATTCTATTCTTAAATTTCTATAGTGTATATGAAATGTACCATTCTGCTGTTCTTCTATTTGTAATCTATCATTAAATTCTGTAAACTCAGATAAATGTGCTTTAATAAGAGTTAGAAAGTTTTCTTTTTTATAATCAAACTGATCTATTATCCCAATATCTAATTGTTTTAAAAGATGAAGTAACATTAAGAATTCAAACTTAGGAAACTCTAATCTTAAATTTCTATAATGAATGTGTACATTTTCACATAACTCTACAGTAAATCTATTATTAAAAGGGGGAGTATTTACTTTATCCTGATGTAATATTTTTTTAATATCCCCCATTTTAATCTAAATATAGAGTAATTTCGTTTTTTCCTTTTTCTAATTTATTTACACCTACTTTTTTTAATTCTTCTTTCAAAGCAGTCATTTTTTTATCTTCAATTAATCTTAGTAAATAAACTAAAAGATCTTCTTTTTCACTTAAAGATTCACTATGAATTCTTAAGCTATGCAATTTGCTTCTAAGTAAGACAGTTGCCCAAGACATTCCTGAATTTTTAAGTTTTTCTATGGCATTTCTCTTTATTTCATTTATATTTGCATTTATTTTTGATTGTTCCTCTTTTACGTACTCAATTAGCTCAGAAAGCTCTATAATACCCATAGATTCGTATTTCTTTGCATCATCGGGTAAGTAACCTGTTTGTTCTAATATGCACTCTACATCGCTCTTACAAGCGCATAGCTTCATATTGCATAATTCGGCTAATTCTTTTAATAATTCTTTTAACATTTTTTATTTCCTCCTAACATTTTATAGTAGTTATCACAAAAGGATAGTTGTCCTTTTTTAATAAAATACTTTTTTCTGATTCACTTGCTACTATTTCTTCAATAAATACTTCATTTTCAGTTACTATTATTAAATCTGGTCTTAAACCACTTTTTAATATTACTTCTGTGAAAACATCTGCTTTTTGTTTTCTCCAGTATTTGAATCTTTCAAATTTTTTATCTATATGTTTATCTGTTTCGTGAGTAGAATACCTGAAACAATTTTTGTGATTACTACTCCAGCAATACGAACTTGCTTCAGGCCTTAATACTCGATAGATTAAAAAATCTTTTTTATTCATCTTTATCAATTAAGTCACTAATTTGTTTTTTAAGTTGTAGTCTTCCCCATTTTTTAAATAATCCCTTAGGAAACATTAAATTAACGAACTTATCTAAAGTATATTGTTCGTTTTTCTTAATCCTTCCTTTTTTTCTTTCAACGAGTTGTACATATTTCATATTTTTACCCCTTTATCAACTAATTTTTTACCATTATTATAGTTGAATATTTTAAATCCTTTTCTATCTATCCAAACATATTGAGCTATTATTAAGTGCTTTGATCCAAATCGTTCTGCAAAATCCACAAAATTCTTATGAGTATGTGGAACATTTGAAGTAACTTGAACGAACATTATTTTCGTGTCGTCACCAACTCTCTTTAAACAAACCAGATCAAAAATCCCAAAAAGGTCTTTAACTTTAATAAATCTGCCTGTCTTTTCTACTTTGTCTACATAATATCCTTCAGCACTAAGCAATTTTACACATTTGTTAACATTCCTATTGCCCTTGACTCTTGTCTTCATCAGTATGTTGATGCGCTAGAGTCTTTTTTGTTTGAATATTCTTCTAAGTCTTTTAATTCTTTTTTAACTATTCCAATTTGTTTAGTTAATTGTTCTTCGTCTTTTGCAGCTTTTTCTGCTTCTTTTAGATATTCTATTTTTTCCAATTTGACTTTTAGTTCTTCAAGTTCTTTAATTTCTTCTTCAGTTGCTTCAGGTTTTAATTTTGTTCTTAACTTAACAGAATTAAGTTGCCTTTCCATATTGTCTAATTGGGTTTTCTTTCTCTCAACAAAATCTTTAAATTCTTCTTCAGTCATAGTTTCGTTTACATCAGATTTTATTGTGATCATTTTGTTCTTTTTTTCTACTTTTCTATTTATATCAAATTCTACCATTTTATTCCTCCTTAAGTGTTTCTAAATCTATTACCTTTCCAGGTCTATTTAATACTTTAATAAACCCATCTCTTTCTAACTGTTCTAAATTATTCACTACAATTTTAGTCACTTCAATTTTATTTAGAGTTTGTGTATCAAAAGATTGTGTTAATTTATTTAATATTTGTTCCTGGAATCGTAAATGATTAAGTATTTCTTTAGCCGCAGCTAATTTATTTTCACTCTTTTCTGTTGTATCAATTATATCCCAAACTATATCGTTTAGTTTAGTTAGTTGATTTTTAGTGTTTAGTATAGATTCTCTAATCTCTCCTTTTAATTCTTCATCCCCTGCAATAATTTCTGTCCTTCTAGTTGAATAAACTTTATATGCACTTCGAACAGTAGTTTTAGAAGGTTCTGGATCTAAATTAAATTTAGTGGCTAAATGCTCTGCTATCCCTTTAAAACCCATTCCTGCGCTTCTAAGTTTACCTATTTCTTTTAAAATTTCCGGTTTTCTTAAATCGTCTCTCATTTTATAAAGTATAATACAGTTGGTGGCAACTCTACTTTTTTAATCTTTCCTTTTTTATGTAGGTTTTTTAATGCTCTCTTTAATACATTTTTACTTTTTTGGTTTAAAATTAAGGAGGCATTTGTTCCTTCAGGATGTCTTTTTAAATATTTGTAAACCATTTCTTCTACTTCTTCATTACAGTATCTGCCGAAAGAAAATTTCATTTTGATGAATAGATATATACCCCTCCTATAGTCCTCTTTGTTATTTTATTTTGTTTAACTAATTCTATTACATGATTTTCTACAGTTTTAAAATGTAAATCTAATGCTTCTGCAATCATCCTTAAAGTCAGAACATTTTCTTCTGCCCTTTGTAATACTAATCTAATTGCTTTATCTGGTTCAAATACCGCCATAATTTTTAAATTTTTACTATCATTTTGCATTTTGAAATACTTCTTCTAAATAAGCTACTACAAATTTTAATTCATTTAATCTAAATTTAGTAATAATCGCTATGGCTTTTCTTCTTAGTAATTTATATTCTTTTTTTTCTTCTTCAGTTGTTAGTTCTATTTCGTCTCTTGCTATTCTTATTTCTTGTTTTAAATCTCTATAACTCCAATGTTCCCTTTTTCCTTTTTGTTCTAAAATAGTTCTAACTCCATCATTTAAGTTATATTTGTAAAGTTCAAAATAAAATTCCCAGAATATGTTTCCATCTTTTTTAATATAAGGCAATTCATGTTCAGCGGCTTCATCTTTATATTCGTCATTTTCCATATACTCAATAAGGTCTGGTCTTTTGTTGATTAATCTAAGTCCTTGCCAAATTCTATGGATACTAATTGTCTTTTTAATATCTGGGTGTTTATTTACTTTTTTTAATATTCCCTTAACTGATTCATCTGGATAATTTTTAAGAATTTTAGAGATTTTTTTACAGAAAGCAATAGTGCTGTTTTCAAAATGAGTAACTATATCGTTCCATTCAATTACTATTTTATCTACAGCTTCTTGTTCTGTGGGAACAACCTCAACCTTCATTTGTTATATCCTCTTTTTTTATGGTTGGTATATCTCCTTTTTCTACATAGTTCCTAAACAATTCTGCTAATTCAAATACTTCTTCTTGTTTAATTTCAGTAATTTGTTTAGCTTCTAATTGTGCAGTTAGAACTTGTATAGCATCTCTTAAACAACCTAATTTAGTCATCCTTTCAGATTTAGTTTTTTCAAAATCTCCCCTATAATTTACTTGTTTAGGTGGGGTATCTTTAACATCTATCATTTCTACACTATCTACTAAGTGTATATTAGATAAATTTCTATAAGTTATTTGTTTTCCATTCCACTCTGAATCTTTAGTGGTATAGAAAAATCCTACTTTATCATCTACATTTATTCCATTTGCTAAATTTTCATCAAATAGATTATATGTTTTACCATTTATTACAAATTTATAATAAATAGCACCTGCCTTTGTTTTTGCTTGTTCTTTTTTCCCTATTATTCCTTTTCCTTCAAATACTTCAGACATTTTATTACCCCCTTTCATCCAAAATAAGATTGTTTTTGTTTTTCATTTTGTTTTTCTATTTCAAATTTATATTTAAACTTCTTTTTTTCTTTTACGCAGAACATACCTGCAAAAAAGAATACCCTACACATTTCAACTAAAAACTTCTTTTTTTCTTTATCACTAGAAGTTAGCATTCCAAATAAATATCCAAATTCTGCTTCATCGTAATCTGCTTCTTTACAATATTCCATCACTGTATCTATCATTGGTTTTTTCAATTCTATATTTAATTTTTTTATTTCTTTTTGTTTTTTCATTTTTATTATTAAGCCCTCAAAGTATATAAATCTTACTTTTTATATTGAGGTAAGTAGGAAAAAAGGGTTAACCTACTTACTTTCTCATTTAGATAAGGGATTGTGTAAAACAACTCCAATGCTTTTATCCCCTATTTTCTAAAGCCCACCATGAAATTCCTTCCACGATTGTAATTATTTCTTTACATGCTTTGGATAATTTTTCTCCTTTCTCTGTTAGCATATAATGGTTTCTCCTGCCTTTTTTTGTTTTAATTAATAGTTTTTCGTTTTCAAACATTTTACTTAATTTATATGCGTGACTATAAGTCACATTTATTTTTCTCGCTACCATTTCTAAGCAAATTTCATTCCCTATAAATGGAAGTAATTTTATCCAAATGGGAACAGACAGATCGTTATCCATCTCACTTATTCTTAGCATTAGTGCTCTTTGTTTATGATTCATTTCTTTTCCTCCTACAATAATTTAAATCTACCTCTTGTTGGTTCGAATATTTCTCCATTTCTTAAATGTCGTAAAAATTCTTCCAATTCAAATTCATTAATTTTTAAATCTACTGCTTTATTTGTTATTTTTTCTATGGGCGCTCCCCTGCCTTCGTGTTCTTTATCTAAATCTTTTATTATCTCTTTGATTATGTGTATCTTTTCTCTTTTATTCTTTGGTAAAATATTCTCAAAACTAACTACATCCAAAGAGCCATCTTTAATTACTTGTTGGCTAATTAAAGCAGTTTTCATTAACTCTAAAGATATCTCTGCATCTTTTAAAGTTATTTCTTTTCTTAAATGTGCTTTTGCAGAAGCAGTTGCCAATCTAATTAAATTAATTAAAAGCCTACTTGAAAAGTATGCCCCTTCTGCCTCACTTCCCGGGCTAACTAATTTAAGGAATTCTTTTTTAAGATAGCTTTTAGATTCTTTAGTTAATATAGGGGCTATTTGTTTTACATAAGAAACATATTTTTTAACTGTTTCAGTATCATAAAAAGGTTTAGTTTGTTCTCCTTTTTCTATTTTACTAAAGATTGTATCTATTACATTTCCTTGTGTTTTTATATCTTTAATTGCTTCAACTGCAAAGATCAAATCAAATCTATCTAAAAAATCTTTAGGCAAATTTATTTGTTTGTAAATTGATTCAAATTTATCAAATACTTTATCTTTCGGATTTGCCGCAGCTAATATTGTTGTTTTTGTTTTAAGAACTGTGTGAATAGTTGCCTTATCAAAAGGAACTTCTAATTTATCTATTGCAATATTTAAATATGCTATATCTGATTTACTAATTTTATCTATTTCATCTATAATAGCCATACCACCATTACACATAGGGATTACTCCAGATTCTAAACTCCAATCTCCTATTTCCTCGTCTTTCATTACAGTTGCTACTAATCCTGCGCCTGAAACTGTACTACTTCCTGTATATCTAGCTTTATCTATAAATTTAGTTAATCCTCTTATTAAAGCAGTTTTTGCTGTTCCTGGACTTCCCACTAAAAGGATATTAATCGTGCCTCTTTCTGATAACATATTTCCCTCATAAATATGTGTAGCTCCTATAAGTTGTAGAAATAATGCTTTCTTTATTGAAGGATAACCATAAATTGTGGGGGATATTGATTGCCCCATTTTATTAAGAACATCATCTTTAGATATTTCTTTTATTCTTTCTATATCTTTTTTAGATAATTTTATTTCTTTTTCTTTTAAAAATTCTACATTGTTTGCTTGGATAAAGGTAGTATACTCCTCGATTCGTGGACTTCTTTTTCTTTCTCCTACAAGGCCAGTTACTTTTACTTTAACGCTTGGTTGTAATTCTTTAGTTATTCCTGGGTTTGCTAAACATTTAATCATTTCCACAAGTTTTCTTTCTGGCTTTTGTTCAAAATCTAAAATCATAGGATCTTCTTCTACCATTATTTTTTGTATATCGTATGCTTTGCTATCTTTAAGATAAAATTTCTTATTCCCACAATGACATTGTTCTGGCTTATTTGGGGCAGGAATTTGTGGTAAGTTAATTTCATTTCCACAATTAATACATTCAAAAGTTTTATTAGAAATAATATGTTTAATTCCACCCACTTTTTTTACAAATCCTACAATAGAAACAAGTTCCCCAACATGTTTATTTCTTATCTTCCAAATTTCAGTATAAATAGATTCTGTAAGATTTTTAAATCTTATTTCTAAATTTACATCATAATGATCGTGAATTACATTTTGAAATAAAGATTTAATATTTAAGAAATCCTCTAATACCATTTGAGAAATCTCAAAAGAAAATTGAGATAATTTTTGCCAATCTATCTCTATGGAGCCCTTAGCCACCAATAAATTTTCTTTCTCGTGTGTTTCTAAATAGGTATGTATCTGTTCTATTATCTCTTCCATAATAATATTTTCCCCCTTTTTAAAATTATTCTTCTTTCTTTTCAACTGGTTCTTTTGGTTTTTCAACCTTAGGTTTAGCATTTAAATCAATTATATCCACTTCATTAGATTCTTCAAATTTGATTGAAGATTCCCAAGATTCTCCTGGCTTCAAATGAATATGTGTTCCATCTACTTTAAACACTCTTACTTTTTTGTTTGTTTTGTTTGTTGCTTTCCACATTTTTTAAAATCCTCCTTATTATGAACTGCAGAAGGAATAAGGGATGCCCCGTACCCTTAAATTATTATTTTTCCAGAGGTGACAAACGAGTTTAGAACTAATCTGTTGTTGGGTTGAAAAAATATCCTTTATCTGCTTCATTTTATTCCTTCAAAAGTTATTTTAAAATCTAACTTTTCTTTTTTAGGTTTAAATACTTCTATAAATCTCTCACTTCCTTTTCTCTTTACTTCCCCTATACAATAAGAGATATATTTTAATATGTCACCATTAACCAAAACTTCTCTTTGTGTTTTGAAGTTTGTGTATATATCTGAAATTAAAACAAAGGGAATATTTAAATCTTTTGCTAGGGTGTTTATTTTATCTATTGTTTTACTAAATTGTTTTTGTGTTCCAAGCAATCTATAAAGATCTGTAATTGGGTCTATAACTACAATACTGATATCTTTCATGCTTTTTATAACATTCAAATATTTATCTATCTCCTTTTCATTTCCTATTCTGCCAATTAAAATATTGCTCAAATTATGGGGTTGAACTTGCAATAGCCGATTAATATTAAATCCTATAGGTGTTAAATATACTGCTTTCTTTTTTAAAAAAGAATAAGCAAGGGTTGTTCTTCCCATACCTTCTTTTCCATAAAGAGTGGTAATCTTACCTGGAAAAAGAATTTTTTTTTGTAATCGACTATAAGACATTTTATTTAAAATGTTCGGATGTAGTTATTCTCCTTTCCCCTGGCTTTAGATTATATTCTTTCTTTTTGGTAGTAGTTACATTTTCCCTAAATGGTGGTGAAACAGGTTCTTTAAATTTAGTTTCTACTTCTTTCCAATTTTTTTCTTTTCTCTTTTGTTTTCGTTTTTCATAATTATATTTTGTGTTACACTTTTTAGAACAAGTGTTATACTTTTTCCTATTCTTTGCCCATTCTTCCTTTGCTAATCCACACATAGGACAAAGCTTTTTTTTTAATCTTTTTTGAATTAATTTCCACATTTTATTTTTCCTCCTCCATATACTCCATCACTTCTTTCAAAGCAGGCATAACTAATTTTAATTCACCATATCTGATTCTCCCTAACGATTTAAATTTACTATCTTGTTTTCTAATTATACCAATCTTAGGAACTGCTTCTCCATATTTATAAACTCCAATTACTATGAAGTTTCCTACGCCAATCTCTACTTCTTTTTCCCATATTGTTTTATCTAATTCTTTGTCGTATACCATTTTAATAAAAGAGCATTCCTTGAATAAATCCTACAATAAAACTAATTACAGCTACCCATCCTCCAATTATTGCTACTTGTACCCATCCATCTAGGTCACTAAATTTTATTTTTTTCATTTTTTTCCTCCCAATATTTTTCTACATCTATTCTAAATTTATCCATGTATAAAGAAACTTGATCTCTTTCTTCTGGACAACATCCTGTTTCTAACATAAGCACCATTAGACAGCCCATTTTATTTTTTGAGATATGTTCATAAGTAAATTTTGTTTCTTCTTTTCCTACATAATTTATTATTAAAATTTCATCGTCTATTTTTTTTACATCTTTAGATAACCAATAAACATACCAATTACTATCTTTTCCAAATCTTGAATAACTCATATTTTCACCTTTCTAAATACTATAAAATCTACTTCATATTTATTTTGTGTATTAGTATTAAATATTACATACTTTTTATCATCTATTGGGTAAATAAACTTACCATTCACATTAACAATACATTC